GGAGATAGCGAGGGATTTCCCTCAAACCCCGTCACCCTAAGAGGAAATAGAAGATGGCAATTAGTCCTGATGTAGTCGCAACCGCACTACAGGATCTTGCTCCTGGGTACTCGGAATTGTTCTCCCTTTGGCACCCCCTCATGGAACGGGTTGTGAAACGGGGAAATGTAGACCGAGCTACTCTGAAAGGTCCATATCGTGAGTTCGTGGTTGTTTCCGGTGGTCCCGGAACGGTCACGCAGGTCCTTACCGGATCTGAAATCGTCGCAGGTGGTCGTACCCAATCGGCCCAACGTGGTAACTCCTACGCTCCGCGTTTGATTTATGCGTTTGACGTTCCTGGTAAAGATCTCGCTGAAGCAAATGGCGAAAACGATCTTGCCAAGATCATCAAAGCCTATCCCGAGTTGGCTCTGTCCGACTTCCACGAGCGGATCTCCGATCAGCTTGCTTCGGGTAATGGCACGGGCGTGAATGGTTTTCTCACTCTAAACGGTGATCAAAACTACAACCCCCAAGGCACCAACCGTACCGGAGCTTTCCAGTATCTGACACAAGCCGCTCAGGTCGCGGGTGCAGCTACTGTCTTCGGTTTGAATAAAGGAACTACCGCTGGTTGGTACAACCAGTACGGTCAGATTGCTTCTTTTGCTACGGACGGTCGTTCAACCATGCGTCAAGTGTATTACGCAGCTTCTCGCCAAGGCTCAAAAGCCAGCGGCCCCGTGGACTTGCTCCTCGGTGATGAGTTGTCTTACTTGAACTACATCGATGATCTCGATGATCAAGTTCGCGTAATGCGCGTCGAGGGCGACAAGGCTCCGAAGGCTGTGCGTCAGGGAATTCCTTTCCTTGAGGCTGACTTCTTCCTTGAGCAGTCCATCGACACCACCCAGTTCACCAATGGTGGAGCCAACAACGGTGTGGTTTACATGCTCAAGACTGATACTTGGCACATGTACACCCTCGGTCACGACTCCAACATGGAAACCAAAGGTGACTTCGCAGTTCGCGGTCCTATCCGTATTCCGGAGCAGGATATGTGGCGTTACGAGTACGTTCTCAACATGGGTATGTACTGTGATCAGCTTCGCGCGAACGGTGTTGTTACTGGTGGCGCAATCCCATAAACCCCTAAAGTCTTAAGGAGACTTATCATGGCTATTACAACTGCGGCTGGTATTTCAGCCACTACAGTTACCACTGATCAGCAAGCTCCCCTGGGGTTTGAACTGGTTGTTCCTACGGCAAACCAAGGCGAGCAAGTTTGGATTTACATCTTCAACGATGAAGCTGCACTCCAACTTACCCAAGGTATGTTGATCATGCGAGACTTGGCGACCGCTACTTATGATGGAATCCGGTCTACCGGAGCCGTCTCCCCTCAACGAATCATTGGTGTTGCGCAGCACAATATCGCTGCACAGTCCTATGGATTCATTTTGAGGAAAGGCATCGGACAGGTTCTGTGCGACGGCAATGTTACTGCTGATACAGCAGTGTGCCCGGATGCAAACGCCGGTCAATGTACTGACGTTGCCGCTGTGACTAATGCTGCCATCGGAGTGGCTTTGGCCACAGACGCGGGCGCTGCAACCTTGGTTGCTGCCCACATCAACTGCACCGGCTAATCTCGCTGAACTGTAGTAAACTTAGGAAGCACCCCTCTTCGGGGGGGTGCTTACCCTAATAGGAGTGCGTCATGAATCTTGGAGAGATTAGAGCAGCGATGTTTTCCCAAGCAGATTGGGCACCCAAGAACTCTACTGATGCCAAGAATCGCGCTAATGAGTTCATCAACCGGGCTTATCTGCAACTCGCGCAGGAAGCCCCTTTCTTATTTTTTGAAGAGAGAGTCGGGCTCGCTACTCTTCCAGACGACACTCCTGACACGACAGCTATCAGAGAACTGAACCCAGCTTCTGCTGCGGACACAATCTCTGTTGGAGGTGCGGGCGCTGATCCCTGGGTTTTGAAGAGGGACCTTCCTACGACAACGGGTGGGATCACTACTTGGGACACGACCGGACGATGGAATGGTCGAATGATCTTGGTGACCGACCCTCTCGGCATTCAACATCGAAGAATGATTCGAGACATCTGGACAGACACGAATGTCCAGTACATCTCTCTTTTCCAGCCCTGGAATAATCTGACCGATACCCTAATGGATTGGAGGATTTATTCTGAGGACTATTATCTCCCAGACAATGTGATTGAGGTCAACTCGATTCGGCTATTCCGACAGAATCAGACTTGGCCCTTAGACATCGTTGGGCAGCTTGAAGCCGAGCAACTCTCTTTAGCAGAATCTCCCCAAGTTGTTGTGGGAGGTGTCCCTCGAACTGCTTTTCGTCGATACCATCGACAAATCGAAAGTCCTACTAAGGCACCCGAGGGCACCTACGGTGGAGCTAACAGTTGGGTAGGACCAGAGCCTGCGGGTCAGTTTGAATACTGTTTCACTTATTGTTGGGGATACCGAGACGGAGACTTCCGAAACTTTGGTCCCTCCCAACCCTACTCCGCAGCACAGAGTGTTCCTTCTCGGATGGAGCCTCTATGGGAATCTGCTCCAAGTCCTGTCCTATCGATCACGACCTCCAACCGAGTTGAGGATCCTGTCGTATACAATGGCGCTGCAATCAACGTCATCACTCCTGACATTGACTACATGCAGGGCTTTGGTCGAACCGCAGATCGTCGTTATCGCCATTCTGGTTGGAGGAAGCGGATCTATCGACGACGGATCACAGTCGATTCGGTGAACTACGGGGCTCTTCCCCAACAGCTTGCGGGTGCTGTAAATCAAGAGACCCCAGATGCTTTTATTCTGATCGCAGAGATTGATGGGTTCACCACGACTTTTGTGGATAATGGACAAATCCTTCCGGACTACCACCGTCGTCTTCGAGAAGTTCATGGATATGAGTCGGTTCGATTCTTCCCCCGTCCTAATGATCGGTTTCAGATCGACATTCGTTGTCTTTTGCGCCCAGATGAAATGAAGGATGATCAGGATGTCCCTCAGATTCATATTGACGGAGTAGAAGTCCTACTCTACCGGGCACTTGGCTTTCTCTATGAAGCCCAAGGGAATACGGAACTCGCAGACCGGGCCATTGGAAGGTTTCGAGAAGCCTTATTTACTCTGACGAAACGCTATGGAGACCTCCGTTATCCAGGAGAAGCTCTAATGAAGAGGCCAGCACGGGCTTCTCGTATTATGGATACCAGACGACCCTGGCGTCGGTGGTACAATCTTCCATCTTCCTAAAAGGAGCCCAACAATGCTGGAAAAACAAGATGATACTGTCCTTAGTCCCGTTCGAATTATTACCGGAGCTGTCTATGAGCGTGCTCGGGGTGCTGAAGTCGAACAAGTTGTCTGTCTTGCTCGGATTACACAGAATGGAAAGATCCGAGGTCTCTTCCGACGATACGGAATGACCTATGAGCGGTACGACGAGAGCACTGAAGAGATGATGTCGTGGACACTCGTCTGGGCCCCAGATGGCAGCCATGAGTCCAAGAAGGTGGCGAAGAAAGCCACCAAGAAGTCTCCCCGGACAACCAAGGTCGCTGAAGCGAAGTAGTCCTATAGGGAGAATCAATGGCAGATACTCGGTTTCGAGTGAAATCAGATGTACTTCCGATTCGAGTAGAATCGGGAAGGCTGATTCTTCCGGAGAATATCGGATCCAGAGTAGAGAATATGTTCCTTACAGAGGAAGGAACACTTCGCTCTGTCTGGGGTCCTGCGCCCTTTGTTCCGAACTATGGGAGTGGGAATCCCACCTACACTAATCTCAAAGGGATTTACCATGCTCGTGTTGGGCAGGATGGGGAGCAGGACATTCTCCTGATTCAGGACGCGGACAAGGTTCGAATCTTTGAGGGATGGGAAGCCGGGAGTGGTACTCCCAATGATGTGTGGGATCCTCCTCTCATCGCCCCTACTGGGGCCGATCTTCTCGCAGAGATCGGATCGGATGACAAGCCACGGTTCCCGTGCCAGTTTGAATCAACTCCCAATGGGATCGTGATCATTCCTTCTGGCGAGTCTTCTCGTCCCTTTTTCTTTGATGGAGAGGTAGTTCTTCCTCTTGGATACGATTCTGCTCCGGCTTCCCCCGAACCGATGGGTCCTGAAGTCTCAGGAAGTGTTTTCTATGACCATGACGGAGGAAACCTCCCCCCATGGGCAGGAAGAGGACGTGTGGGATCTCTTTCTTTGGATTCTGTCGCTACGAACCAAGAGGGGAGGACGGCAAGATCCGGGTATCGGTATGCTGTTCAATGGATTGATCGGTGGGGAAATCTCTCTCCTCTTTCCGGAGAAAGCGCCACAGTAGATATTCCTGGATCGGCTTCCGGAGCCAATCCAGATGACGAGCTAAAGATTCTTTTCGTCGCTGGAATCGATAAAGGACCAGATGGAACAAGAGGCCGATTTATTTGTAGAACCCGAGATGTCTTCAACGCGGGAACACTCAGGTTGTTTGAGATCCCTGGATACTCTTCAGGAGGATTCCTCTCTCCTCCCACTCTTCCAGACAACGTTGCAACCGGATTTCCAGACAATGTTCCCGATTCGTGGCTCCTATCTGAACCCCACCGTCCAGTTCATGTTGTTCCTTTCAAACTTTATACTTTAGCTTTTGGAAGAGGCTGGGCGGCTAACTTCCGAGATGATCCAGGAAAGATCCATCCATCAATGCCAGGTCGATGGGGCACCTTTCTCGAAGGGGAAGAAATCTACCCGGACCCGAGGGGGGCCGAGATTACGGGAATGTGCCAAGTACAGGACGGACTGTTAGTTTTCACGGAGAATACTACATTCATCGTCGTGGTGTCTTTCGGAGGAGAAGGGTTTCAGACAAGAACTCTTCATCCAACAATCGGATGTGTCGCCCCCTCTTCCATCAAAACACTGCCTGATGGGACAGCCGTTTGGTTGGGGCGCGAAGGATTCTACGCGGCAGTAGGATCTGGAGATTCTTTAGGAGTTCGAATAGTCTCAGAAGAGATCACTCCGGAGCTAAAAAATATCAATAAGTCCCGGAGACTCCAGTCCACAGCAGCAATGGATGTTCGAGAAAAGAAATACCGATGCTGGGTTCCGATGGAAGGATCTCTCACAAACAATGTTTGTTGGGAGTTCGACGGAACTGGGTGGACTCGTAGAACTGATGTAGAAGCAGCAGACGTTTGCGTGACTCAAGATCACCGGGCCTACATGATTGCAGGTGGAAGAGCGACGATTCGAGGAGGCGCTCCTGCTCAGGGAGTGTGGCTTTTAGACCATCAAGTTCAGTCTTGGCTCCCATTCCCTCGGGCATCTATCGTAGAGACATGTTGGCTGCGATCTGGAGCAGCCGGACAGAGAGGAAGTCCTACAACGATCTATCTTTGGTTTCGGGAAATGTCTTCCGGAACAGTGACCATTGAGGTTCAAAGGGATTGGAAATCCAGAGTTGTTGAGTCCGAGACTGCTCCTCTCTACCCTACTGATGACACACCACCCTTCTGGGGCACTGCAACATATGGTGGAACAGATGCAGATGGAAATCAGATTGTTTGGGAAAAGCGCCGTCCCTACTGGACTCGGGTGGACATTTCTATTCCATCCTGCGAAGTCTTTAGACTAAAAATAACCCTCCAGGCAGAAGGCACGAACCCCGGGTTCTGGGAGTTCATTGGAATGTCCTTCGATGAGGTTCCACATCCAGATACTTTCAGGGGGTATCCCAAATGAGTTGGAGATTTCCTAAGTACCCAGTAAAGAACACCCAAACAGTTGATTTGGAAGACGTGAATGCGAACTTCTTGGAGTACGCAGAAGAGTTGGGAGGACAACTCAATGAACACAACTGGAAAGAAGGAGCGATTGCAGCAACCACTTCTTTAGAGAAAGATGCCGCTTTTGCATGGCATCAGGGAGGAGCCTACGACGCTCGACCAAGTCATGTTTGGCCTGGTCCTACAGCTAATTCTCAGTTGATTACGGCTCGTCCAGTCTGGACAGCTATCTCTAATTGCACTCTTACTTTTACTTCTCCGGATTGTCTCCTTTGGCTTCATGGATCAGCCCAACTAAATCAAGGAGCTTTGGACTCCAGTTCAGGAAGACCCTCAAACACCGGATCCATTTGGGGCCCTGCGGGTGCAAGTGGAGGATCAACTCCGACTGGAGGCCCCTACTTCGTTTCAGTTCAACTCGCGATTCGACTCGATGGGTATGTGATCCCGGAATCTATCATCGGAGGGACGGAGATCGACAACGATGATGCTTCAGGAGTTCGAATGCCGATGATGCCTCTTGTGACAAGTATCGTCTTCCCCGTAGCCACAGGAAGTCATACGGTCGAGTTGGTTGCTCGCACGGTCGGAAAGGTTTTGGAGAAAGGCGGAGGCGCTCAATCTCCAGAAACATCTCCTTTAGGATTCTATGTGTCTTCCCGAGAAATGATCTGCTTAGAGATGAGGAGGTAGCATGGCTGAGATTTCTTTTGATCCTATCGATACTCAAGAGTTGTTCACTACGGGCTCTCTAAACAACCGATTTAGTGCTGGAGCCGGATCTCTTCAAGTCGCAATCAATGATCTTGAAGAGAATGCAGTTGCTCCCGGGGCTCTGAACGAGAACCATCTTCCTTCTTTGGCTCTTTTTCGAGGAAGCATAACTCAGAACGCAGGAACGTATACTTATGCGGTCTCTGGATACACAGGAGGAACTGGGTACGCAGCGATAGACTCGAACGGGGAGACCGGAGGAGGAACCCCCTTTGAGATCGATCTCGGAAGTCTGTACAACCTCTCTTCGGGCCAAGCTCAGGGAGTATTTGTGTTGGTGGATGTGGGAATCCACTTCATCAAGCGAGCCGCTGGAAACTATGATGATTTAGATGGGGTAACTATTCGCGTTCAAGGCTACAACGGAGCCGCTTGGGAATCAATCAACCGAAGCCAACGATTCCTCTCTGCTCAGATTTATCAGGGAGCCGCAGAGTCTAATAACCGAAGTCTCTACGCTCGGATTCCTGTTCGGACTCTCATCAAAGCCGCAGACATGACGGGCTCCGGAGGAGGAACAGCAAGTTCAATAAGCAAAGTTCGCGTCCAGATCGCTGTTAATAGTGGAGACAACTCTACCGATGTCACGGCGGCTCTTCATACAAGAAATATGACCGCTATTGTTCTACAATCAACAGTGACATAGGAGAGAGAATGGCTGACGTGACCATCCCAACTATTGGAGCCGGAGTTTCGAACGGAACTGTGGTGGAGCAGAACTTCTACAACCCAACTGCTACGGGAACTACTTCGGCAGAGATCATCAATGGACACTTAGATGATGCCAATCGGAACCCAGCATGGAAAATCAACCGCTCTCAGATCCAACACAGAGCCCTCTCCCTGGGCAAAAGTGAAGGCGGAAGTCTAAGTCTCGATTACTTCGGAGAACTCTTTCCTGGATGGAATGTCGCAGATGACGTTTCAGGAGCCGCCGCCACACGAGAGAGAATGGACACACTTTATCAAGTGATTCCAGGGGCTTCGGTCTCTTTCTATCTACCCTACGATCCTTCTTTTATCCTGTTCTCTTGGCAAGTCTTCGTCAGCGCTCAACAGGAAGACACGGTCAATGACACCAGTGGTGGCTTATCAATCCCCCATCCTGCAAATCATGATAACCCCGTGAAACTCCGGTTCTTTTTGAACGGAGCACGAGTGGCCCAGAGGGATCAGCCTGTTCCTACGAAGGTCTGGGATGCAACGGATACTCGGGGAACGTATGACCGAGTGTGGACCGGACACTATATGACTACTTCAATCAACACCTCGGGCTGGTACAGTGCCAGTCTTCGAATTGCGGTAGATCCTGGATACAATGGGTCTTCTGGAGTCTCGGCTACGAGATTCCCGACTCAAAGCTCAAACACCTTGGGCCGTGTTCGTGTTCGATCAATGAGCTATGTAATCTTTAGATAGGAGTTTAGGATGGCTACAGACTCAGACTATGGGGCCGGAAAGTGGTTTCGCGACCATGTGATGGGCTCGGGAATTACAGCTAAAGGAGCTTACAATAAGAAGCTCTTTGAAGATGTCGATAGAATGAACCAGGGCCAACTCGGATTCTCTGATGCAAAGAAGCAACAGATGAAAACGGGAGCGGTAGACGATGCCGTACAGGCGGCTTCCGCAGTTGGGCAAGACGTTGCTGAAGTTGCAGGAGGAGATCCCCAGGCGACCAAAGCCCTTATGAAGGGGATGAAAGAAGCCGCTGAGGCGGGAACTAATGCTCAGGTTGCTGTTGAGATGGCGAGTGCTCAACAGGCAGCATTAGAAGAGGAAAGAACGGTCAAGGCTCTCAACGAAAAGCGCAAAGAGTGGAATGCAAATGTCGAAGACTTCCTGAGTGAAGGCCTGGAAGGATTGGGAGAGTCCGTAGTGGATGCGGGGGGGTTCATGGCGAAGATTGCCCCAATGCTCATCAATTTCTGTTGGGTTGCGCGAGAAGTTCTTCCTCACCAATGGAGAGACTGTCGAACCTACATTCTTTTTGGGGCTCCAAAATGGTTTCGAACTTGGTATGTAAAGAATGGAGAGAAGACAGCCGGGTGGATTCGTCGCAATCCCTGGGCAAGAATCGCCCTCAAGCCTCTCTTCAAATACTTTGCTTGGCGAGGTAGAAAGATGGCAGAAAGCGACCCTCGTCTTATCGAAGCGCAAGCCCATCTTCTGTAGGAGAGTCTCATGAGTAGTGCCCGTAGGAACATCGAAGTTCTAAGAAAGATTGAGTTTCTTGAAGAGTTTCCACAACTTGCCTCTCTGTTAGAAGGGATGGCACAAGACCAGGAAGAGCAGAAGACAGCCAACATCGCACAAAACGCGGGGCTGATCGGCTATGAACTCAGAAGAGACCCGGGCCAAGCCGAGGCGGAGATCAAAGCCCTCCACTACTTGGCACAGGTAGATAAGAACACAGCCGCTCTGGCAAAGAACCTTCGGCCAGAGTTGAGTCCTCTCATTGAAGCCTACATGGACCTGTGGGGAACAGTGAAGACAGCAGAGGGAAGTGTTGACTCTGCTCAGGTTTCTCAACTCGGAAGTGCTCTGGGAAAAGCCATGGATCGACTGTCTGAGTATGACGATGGAGTTGATGCTGCGGTTTCGTCTCTTCCTGCTGAAACATACTCCGTCCTCAAAAACGCTTTCAACAACAACACTAAGCAACATCGAGGAGTAAGAGTCTTTAGGGATAAGACTAAAGATGACATGGCTTTAGCCATGAGAGATATTTTAAACAACATTCCCTCCCCTCAACAGAGAGGGGCTGTCATATCTTGGGTGTCTTCTCGAATGGGCATGAGTCCCGCTGGTTTCATGAAAGAACTTCGGGAGGCCCCGGGAGTATCGCCAACCGTAAAATCGGGCCTCTTAGAGGAAGAAAGAGGATTAGCAAGACACCGAAGAAATGCTTACACCGAGCGAGATGTCCTCGAAGCAGAGAAGCAAAGCGCACTCCAGCTTATGCAGAGAGAGAGTGTTGGAATGCCTGGAGAAATGAGAGCAATGTTCCAGGCCCTCATAAAGGCAGGAAACGAGTCCCCAGAGGCGATGGCTCAGATTTTAGGGATGAGTGGACCAGGAGTCCCCGAGACTGAAGCCTCGAAAAAGATGCAAGAACTCGTAGATGGCATTCTTGAGGAAGACGGAGATGCTGGCTATTGGCTCTCAGACGCTGAATGGCGAGAGCGAATCATTAACAGTCCTGAGTGGGATGAAGCAGTCCAAGCATACGGATACTCGGGAGACCGACACGAGATCTATGACCGACTCGTAGATCAATGGGAAGATGCTGCGGGAAATGCTCGCGACGAAAGCTGGGCTGAGGACGCTTTTCGTATTCGTCACGGACTCGCATCGAGGCCGAGTGCTGGAGACAAGGTTCGAGCATGGCTAACAGCCGTCACACCCGGACGAGCAGGAAAGGCATACCGCAAGTTTCGAGATCAACAATATGAGGCAGTTGGGGTTCCAAAGAACGAAGATGGAGAAGGATGGAAGTTGGGAGGTCGCAAGGCATACCAGGAACTTCTCGAAAATAAGGATGACGAACTCGATTCGTTCTGGGACAACGTGGAGATCGCTCCCAAGGAAGAAGAAGAAGAAGAAGAAGAAGAAGCAGAGGAAGTAGTAGAAGATAGCGCTGTGGGAGCGACGGTAACAGAGATCACAGGACTTCCAGCCAACACGATGGGAAAGCACCTCCCCAGCCGAACCAAGGGCAATCAGTTTCGAATTTGGTTTATATCCAATCATCCAGAGAAGGCGAAAGAGATTGACCTGAACTCTATAGGTAGCCACACCAACAGCTACATAAGAAAAGCCTGGGAATACGCAGGAAAGGATTTCTTAGATCGGGAAACGCATGACGAAGCAGAGTCCAAGAAAGTGGAGGAGTCAGGAGAAGGGGAGAAAGCTCCCGACAGACCCACTCTGCCAGGAGCAGGAACAGGAGAAGGAACAGGAGAAGGAACAGGAGAAGGAACAGTAGAGGTAGAAGAAGAAGAAACAGGGGACGTCGAGACCGCTCCCGAGGAAAAAGAAGAAGAAGAAAAAGAAGAAGAAGAGAAAGAGTCGCTTACCCGGGAGGAAGTCGAGGAACTCCTCAAGAAGCAAGCAGCGGCGGCGGCGAGAGGAGAAGCAGCGAGAGCAGAAGTCCAGAGTGGGGAGACTGATTTCGATGAGCCTTCTCAAAAAGAGAAGAATATGTTTCGAGATATCCCCCTCACCGGGCACACAAAGGATCCGGGGTTTGCTCCGTATCCCGAAGGGGGAGGGGTCACCGAAGCTCCTCGCGGTCCCGGACACGGGGCAACTGCCTTCGAGACTACGAAGGGAACCGGGTTTAGCAATGTTAGTGCCAAGGCAGCTTCAAATCCCAACCTGGGCCAAGCTGGAGGAATGCAGACTCCAGACAAAACGGCGATGGCTGCTTCTACTGAAAGAATCCAGAAAGTGATGCAGTCTGCCCAGGAGAGAATGCAGAAGAAGAAACTGGAAGACGCCCAACGGGCACAAGGAGGAGCACCCCCTCCAGGAGTGGCATAGAGAATGGCATTAGAAGACCAAACTCCAACCGGGCAGGACCCTGAACAAGACACTCCTGAGAACGAGGAGATTATCCAATTCCCCTTGGGGGGCATCGCCGCTACTCTTTTAGGAACGACTCCCAGCGCGACTCGGAGTAATCTTGCCTTGAATCCTCCTCCTTCTGAAGATCCCAAGGACTTGCAAGAACAAGCAGAGTATGGGGTCGCGGTTGATTCTCTTGATCCCCAGGACACGAGTACTCCTCCCTCTCCCACTACTTTTGACTTAGAATCTGGAGGAGATCGGGAAGTAGAGAAGGCTACCTCTCCCGACATCTACTTGGCTTCTTCTTCCCCTCCTGTGGGGTGGACTCCATCTCGGGTAGAGATTGACAGACTATTGGAGGAAAAGCTCCTCTCCCCCTATGAAGCGAAAGATCCTCAAAAAGTGTGGGATGCGGGAAGAGCTTCTCAAACAAGGAGAGGAGGAACAGACTGGGTGGGGAAGAAGGCGGGACAGTATCTTCGTCATCGAGCGGTAAGTGGTGAGTCCTTCATTCAGAATCTAATCCACCAACAAGTTGAAATCGGATCTATCACTAAGCAAGTTCGAGAGAAGACTGCGATTGATCCAGACGCAGCTTGGGACTTGGTCTGGAAAGTCCACACCAATAAGCTCCAAGACGAAGATCTCAACCAGGGCAAGACTCGATCCAAAGAGGATTTTAATCGAGAGGTTGAGCGAAGAACTCAGCGCTCTTTATCCGAGTTTGCGGCGTCTCGAAGCAATATTCTCTGGATCCATCCGGACACGAATGAACTGATTGATGACATTCAAGATGACTGGCTTCCAATCAAGATGATTCGAGTTCTCGCTAATAGTATCCCCCTCTCTCGTGTGGGACCTGGAGATATTCCAGACAGTGCAGATGCAAGAGTTCGAGCACACGCCTTTACTTCGGGCCCTCAAGTAAAGGTTGAGGGACTCGCATACAGAATCGCCCGGGCTTCCCCCTCTACTTGGCTTGCTCCTAAATGGTTTGGGGGTCACGCAATCGGATCAAGAGAGTGGACTGAGTCCATTCTGGCAGGCGATGACATCACTCAACATATCGATGAGATGGGAGAGGCTCTCGGACGATACATTCCGGGAGAAAGGTTTGACCGCGCTGCGGGAGTCATCGCAACCCTGGGTATCATCGCATTCGAGCCTGACTTGGGATCTTTTCTCCTCACTGGCCCTGGGTATGCTGCAAAAGGGCTCCGACTCGCGAAGACAAATAGAAAACTTCTCAAAGCAGCCCAGTTTCTCGATGAGATGTCTACGGTTAATGCCACAGGAGCAAAAAGTCTCGATCAGATCTCAGATGAACTGGAAGCCTTCGATGAGGCCATCTTCCGAGCGATCGAGATGGAGGCAGCCAGCAACTACCGAACAGTCGGAGGCTTGGAAGGAGCAACTCTCGGAAGTACGGGGGCTGCTTCAAATGTGTATAAGAAACTGGGGGAGATGAACGTCCTCAAGAGAGAAAGGATCGCAGAAGCTCGAAAGCTTGAGGCACAAGCAGTCACCGAAGAAGGGAAAGCGGCCCTCGCGTTGAAGAAGCAGCAGATCGCAGAGATCGATTTGGCCCAGGCGTACATTTTACGAGAACACGCCGAGACTCTAAAAAATAACTTCCTCGTGATGCAGGGGATGAGTCCTGAAAAAGCGGCAGCTATCGTAAAGAAGAAAGATGCTCCTGTAGTGGGGACTGCTGCCAGGGACACAGATAAGCTCGCTTCTGATCTTGAAAAGAAAGCAGAGGAGATTCGAAAGGATCCTATCGTCCAGCAAAAGCTTAAAGAATACGATGAGGCTGCCACCGACCTCGCAAGTCTATTTGACCACATGGTTCAAGGATTTCGTCTCCTCCCCGAAGCTCGAAGGGTAGATGGAAAGCTTCGAAGGGGATGGGACATCCTTTCGACTGAAGGAAAGAGAACAGCAGCGTCTGTCTCAAGTCGAGCAAAACCGATTCGAGTTCCTACTATTGGATCGAGGATACGAGTTCCTACGGAGACGGGAGGAACCCGGATTGCAGAAGTAGAGCGCATTCGAATCACAGGTCCTGGAGGAAAGCCCCGACTTGCTCGTGGAAATGAGAACGAGATCATAATCGAGCTTACCGATGGGTCCACGTTTAAACACCCTTTCCGATTAGATAAGCCGACAGCAAAAAGGCTGAAGACTAAGATCGATAGATTCGACGAGCTTCACGAATTAGTTTCAGCAGAAGGGGGAATCGTCTCCCAGATGCTCAAGATGAGAGAGGATGCGGCAGCCGCTCGGAGACTCGCAGAGCAGATTCGAACAGCAGGTCCTCATGCAAAGCGTCTTCAAGCATTCGAAGAAGCAACCGAGCGCCTCCGAGAAGCATCAAAAGCGTACAAAGAAGCTTCGAAAGAAGCTGGAGTAGCCGCGAGAAGTCGAGACAAGGCTGTTAAAAAGTGGGTTGGGCAGAGTGAAGAGGCAGTTCGAGCCGAGATTCACGCTGTAGAGACTGCTCGAATTCGAGAACACTTTGGAGAGGCAATCAAGACTGTTCGAGACGGGCTTGAGAACTTTCGAGTCGCGGGCCTTACTCGCCTAAAGGCTCACAACATCTACTCCTCTCCTCGAAAGTTTGCTCGTGCTGCTTTGAATCTTAGAAAGCTGGACGATGAAGCCATCCAATCCTTTGGGATGAAGATTGACGATGAGGCACTTTTCAAGGAATATCAAGAACTTAGAAAGAAGGTCACGTCTGGTCCCGTCAAACACCCAACAAAGGAAGTAGGGATTGAGTTCGACTCGGCTTCTCTTCTTCGAGAGTTAGAAACTCTCGCTGGAGATCGGAAAGCAGTAAGCGAGTTCCTCGCCTCCGACCGGGGCAAGAGTCTCAAATGGATCTTTGAGACCGGGGCAAAAACCCCACATGGACGTCTTCTTCTGGATACCGACACTGCTTCCAAAGTGCTCTCGGATGTTCGAACATTCCTTCGAGAGGCCAAAGGAAGGGAACTCTATACTGAGAGTGTCGCAGTGGGACGCCTGGTCTATGACGCTTGGGATGATCTCCAACTGTTTCAGAAAGGAAAGTCCAACCTCAATCGAGGATTCGTCAACACCCTCATCCCCTGGGGCAACTGGAGAAGAGGATTCCGAAACGCAATGTCGATGGCAAAGCGGAGAGGAGCGAGCTTTGACAATGTCCAAGAGAGAATCGGTAGATACACCAAAGAGGTAGAAGATGCTTTCGTGTCTACGGAGCGCCTCCTTTCTCGGGGCAGAATGGAACTCATTGAGATCTCTCGAATGGAGGCGCTGGGAGGCACGCCTGCTGAACGGTTCGAAGTCTGGTTGGACAGCTTTGCCGAGGTCAATCTAAAAGAAGGAAAGCCTCGGTGGAATCTGGCTACTGGGAACGGAAGCCCCTATCAAAAGGGTGCCCAGCAGATGGCTGCCGACTATCGAACAGACCCCCGAAGGCTTGAAGATGCTCGGGCGGCGGGTGAAACAAAAGCGATTCAACTGAGGGCCAAGTTGCGCCGACTCATTGAGACTGCTCGGAAGGGGAGAGGAAAGATCGTAGGAAAGGGAGAAGAAATCACTCTTTCCCCCAAGTTCTTAGATGAGCTTGAGCGTGGCATTGATCAAATTACGGGGGATCTCGTTTCCCGAGTCACAGAGAGCGCACAATACGGAAAACCATCTCGAACTCTCCAGGCTGTCTCGCGTATGTGGCTTGCTCGGGGTAAGGGACGTCCCATAGCTGTGACAGAGGATGATGCCATTCTCTTAGCTCTTGCAAGACACTTTCTCGGGAACTCAAACACTTTCGGAAAAGAAGTCAATGCTCTCGGGGAAGTAATAGATGAAGGCTTCTCCGCGAAGATGCGAAATCTCACTTTCGCTTTGAGGAGAGAGGTGGACACGAATGTGGATCGAGTAAACGCTCTCGCTTCTTCTGCATTCATGGCTTCCGCTTCGATTGGCACCCTGGGCTATAGGCTCCAAAGAGCATCAGGAATCTCAATCAAGGCGAGCGTGGCAGCAGACATCAACCGTATTTTCGAAGGAAATATGGCAGAGGTGAAGAACCCAGAAGCTGCTTATGATGCCCTCAATCGGATGGGGATGCCCTTCAGTCAAGACAAATGGACAAGCAGTGGGAGACAGATAGCGGGGTTCGTCAAAGACGTCTCGGGAGAGCATCGTCGCCTGATCCAGATGGGAACAACGAAGGGAGGAAGCTCGATTGTTCCCCAAAACATGGTTGAAGCCTTAGAAGCCCGGGCTGAAGACCTCGTCAAAGAGCTTCGAGTTGCCAGTATTCGAGGTGTGGAACCCTTAGCGGCAAGAATGTACGGAGACTACCTTGCTGCTTGGCGGGGATCCGCAGTAACTGGATTGATTATTCCCAACCCTCGCTATTGGACCAACAACATTATGGGAGACTTCTCTCAGATGTGGATGGAAGCGGGCCTGTGGCAAGCATCAAAGCGAAGTTTCTACAACCTCCCTACCAATCTTCCTTTCTTTGGAAGAAGATGGCAGGAAATGAACCTGTACATGGCAGAACAGGTAGCAGGCAAGTCTGGAAGAGGAGAAGCCCTCCCGGGCATCCTCTCCTCTGCCTTGAACCCTTTTTTGGGAAGAGTGTTCAAAGGAGAAAAAGGCCACTTCTTCACTAAGAATGGGGAGCCCATTACTTTCGATCAGTTGAGAAGATGGGCCTTAGAAGACGGTATTTCAGAGTCCTTCGTTCGAGAAGAACTGATGCAAATGTATGGCCGAACGGCTGACGACTTCAAGAGAATGGGAAGGGAGATGTATGACTGGTGGCAAGGTCAGATTTATGACCATGCCGCCCTCGTTCAAGAGCGTCAACGAATGGGGTTCTACGCTGACCTCCTCCAGAGAGGATACTCCCGAAAAGAAGCAGCAGAGAGAACGAAGCGGGCTCTCTATGACTGGTCGCATGGAATCGCAGAGTGGGAAGGGAGGACTCTCTCTCGAATCATTCCTTTCTGGAGATTCTGGCGTCTTGGAATGAAGCAGTTGCACTACTCTTTCCTCGAACCTTTTGTCTCTCCTTCAGGAGCCTACCTCAAGAAGGCGGCCCTCGGGAATACGAAGTTGGCTCGGATGAGACAGCAGCTTCTTATTTGGCCGTCTCTTCCTGAGTTCATCTACGAAAATAATGCTCATGCAGGAATGTCTCTTCAAGAGCAGACAGACATGCTCGCCCATCAGATGGGGAAACCCGGGTACTACCAGACTCGACCATCCCCTGGAGCGATTCCTTATGACCCGGTTCGACGGGAAGCTTACCTTCGGCGAACAGGGAAGGACATGACACACCGGCAGATTATCATGCCGCCTGCAACTGTTCCGGACCTCTTCGATATGGGCACTGGACTTTGGACGGGACTCTTTCTTACCTTGAATAAGTTTAGTCGGGTAAAAGGAATTTTTCCGGGAGCAGACTCGGATCCAATCTTTGATATTCCAATGCGAGGAGATGTTGGAGCACAGTTCTTTGAGCCCATTCTGGGCGGTCTTGCCCCTGGGTGGGAAACTATGGCAAGGTCGGTTGCCTCTACATGGGGAGCAGACTTAGATTTTGAGATGAGGTCTTCAGATCGATACTTGAGTCCAGATGAAGAAATGATCTGGAAGAAGTTCGCCCCTCTACGAGCCCAAATGAAATGGGACAACGACTCAGGAAGGTATAAAGTATCTACCCACATTCACTGGTTGTGGAGATCCGCTCCGGTCACGGCGACTCAGGTGACGAGTTGGATGGGAGGGATTGCCACTCACAACGAGTACCGAGACCGCTCTCTCTTAGAAACCTGGGCACGAGTTTTCGGTCGGGTGACGGGAGTCTATCGAGAAGTTCCAATCAATATCTATGAGACTCTGGAGCAACGCCAGCGTGGATTGAAAGAAGAGTTTGACAAGTTTATTCGAAGCCATGGTGAATACCTGGGGAATCCATATGAAGGTCCTCGTGATCCGAAGTACATTCCTGCGAATCTACGTCGTCAACAAGAAGAAATCCAAGAAGGTTTAGACGAGATGGGAAGCGAGAGTCCTCTGGATTACTAATATTAGAAGAAGCATCCTCGACAAATCTTTCTTCCCACAGTAAGATTTCAATAACTTCCGTGAAGAACGGAAGTCCTCACTGAAGATAGTTAGAGAAGACTCTAAATAGGAGAGTAAAAATGCCAGTCATGAAGCAGAAATCCCTTCAACCCGCGACCGATACCCCTTATGCAGAGGGAATCATGGTGTTGAACAACACGGGAGCCGACATTCCTGCGGGTCGAATCGTGACTTTCCAACGAGGCGCAAACACCGCAACCTCTGGCGCGGTGGTTACAGTCGAGCTTGCAGATGCGAGTTCTGCGGCTCGATCTAAGAATCCCCTCCTCGTCACAAAGCACCTGATTCCGACCGGAAGACGTGGCGTTTGCCTCCCCTGGAAGATGCTCACAGGACTCGATACTTCGGCACTTGCTCTCGGGGCTGTTGTTTATCTGGCTGCCGGTGCGAGTTCGGGAGCGCCAAAACTTACTGCGGGTGCAGTGGGTGGTGGAGCAGATCGAATCATCGGAGTCGTGTTTGAGGTTTCTGCCACGACGGGACGCATCTTTGTATGCCCCACAATGATGGCTGGTTGGAACTAATAGGGGGCCTGAATGGCTGGACCAGTAAACAAAAAGACTTGGATTCGGGTAACGCCCGGAACTGTGGCTGACTCAGGGAACATTACCTCTGTAGGTAATGCCATGATTGAGGGCACAGCGACGAATGTTCCAATCCGAGGCTGGATTCGACGAGTTCGAGCGGACATTACCGCTGGAACGGGTGCTGGATCTGCTACGGTTGCCCTCGAAGTTCGAGAGAACTCGGGGGGAGCCGGGGCATTCGGAAAGACACTCGTGTATTCATTGTCTACGGATCCCCTGGATCAGGAAGAAGATCCTGGAATCTTCTATGAGATCCCAGCGGTTTCTACTACGACAGGAAATCGAAATACGGGAGTTCTCTTCGTAGCTGTTGCAACGAACAACGCTGCAACCGACCATGTAATCGCTGTCCAAATTGACATTGAGCCCGCCAATTAGGGGGGTTCATGTCAGTACAACCCGGGCAAGTAGAGAGGGAAAAACGAAGGCTCGAACGAAGACGTAGAAAAGCCAGAGCAAAGGCTAAACAAGAAGCCTTCCTGCGCTCTATGTCGGCAGATGACTGGCTCGATCTCGCCGCTCTGTATTCCTATTACGACCATACACACTATCGTGAAGGAGACACAGGAGATGTCCCCCGCTCCCCTCGGGCAAGAAGAAAGTGGCTGAATGACTGGCGTCCCTCCTTGAGTGAAGAGGAACAGAAAGAGGCTAAAGAAGTATTTGACGCTCTCTGGTCTGGAGGAGACCCTCCCCCGGGCACTCCTCGTAGCGTAGAAGATCTCTACAAGCTTCTATCGATACAAAAAGTCTTTCCTGATTTTTCCAAGATGACTCCAGAAGAAGCGCAGGCTGTGAGAAGAGGAGAAGATCCCTTCACTCAGTTTGATGAAGAGCGGGACTCGCCTCGGGAAAGGGAGGGAGTAGGTCCAGTTCGGGGGCGAATCTACGAGGATGTTGGAAGTCGAGGAGATCGACTCTCTGGCAGAGGAACCCGTCGAATGTTTCGCTATCATCCAGTCTTCTCTCCGGGGACTCAACCAGAAGGCATGTGGCTTTGGGGAAATCTACTCAAAGCCGGAGGAAAAAAAGTCTTCACTGAAGTCCTTGGTCCTGCTTTGGCAAAGAGACAAGATCAACAGCGAGAGATGGTTCAGGATCGTCTTGCAACACTTCGAGGACAGTATGAGCCCTCCTATTCAAGAGGGTGGTGGAATACGATGGAAGCCCTTCGCGAAGTTCCACCAGAAGATCTTCTAAAGACAGTCTTACGGGGAGATCTTCCTGGACAGGAGCCGAATCGACTGGGAGTTCAAGGAAGAGCCTATGCCCACTGGGCGTTGATCAACAAGATGAAGCCCGGATTTTTCGAGGTTCCCCAAGAGGGTCCACTCGGCATGTGGGCTCCTATCGGAGAGAGTACTGGGATAGGTCCAGAAGGACGGAACGTCCCCTGGTTTCCAGATAAACTCGAAAATGTAGCGCACTTCGTAGTGACGGGGGGACTCTCTGCCTTTCTTCCAGAAGCAGAGCCCCCCGCTTGGGAAAACCCAGGGTCTCAAATCCATCAGGCACGAGAGGGGGATCTGATGAAAGAAGACAACTGGCATGTATGGAATATCCAAGAGAAGAATGCCGCCCTTCTTGGGCAATATGAGGCGATGGAGTTCATTCACAGACAAATCATCGAAAACAAGGAAAGTCTGGATCAAGTCAACCAAAAGTTCGAGGCAGGAACGATCTCTGAGAGAGAAGCCACCCGAAGAACTTTAGGTCTGATGGGAGTAGAGATTACTCCATCTCTAAATGAAAGTTTGAACAAGCTTCCAGATGAGGTTCTTCCCCCAGAAGAGCCTCCAGACCCTGTTCCTCTTTCTCTCGCACAGCGAGATGCTTTGATCCGTGAGGGGAAAGAAATCCCTCCTCATTATCTCGTTAAAACGGAATGGGACGAGGAAGAGAAGAAAAAGTTTGAGGAGGAATGGGAGACTCCAACTCCTACAGGAAGTCTTCAAGAAATCTACGGATTAGATGACTCGGGATCTCCTACGGGGATGACTCCCGAGCAGGCATATGAAGAACACTTTTGGCAAAAGCAGGATCTTCCTTCTGATCTGACTCAGACCGAGCCGTTCCCCGGCTGGAGTCCCCCCACTCCAGAACAGACATATCAACAAGAAGTCCTGGACTGGCATCCTCCTAAGATCTTTCCTACGGATCCTTCTCCAGATCCGGCTCCTAAAACAAAGAGAGTCAAGAGGAGAACCTCATTCGCCAAAGACCCCCTCACAGGAGAGTATCTCAATCCTGAAGTGTGGATCGAGGTTCCGGAGTAGAAATGGCAAGTAAGATTAGTTGTCCGAGCCACAATGGTTCGAAGAAGAGAGACTATGAGTGTGAAAAAAGACAACGCGCTGATGTCCCAAAGAAAGAGTTAGAAGAGAAGAAACGAAAACACGCTGATCGTTCTCGGGCTTACCGACGTCAGAATGGCAAAAAAGGAGATGGAAAAGATAATCATTCTCCTTCGGGCCACAGAAAGAACAATGGTAAAACAGTCTCAGTGAGCGAAAAAGACAATAAAAACTACTGGGATGAGAACCGTTCCGATAAGGAAGAAATCAAGAAAAAGATTTCAGCCTCCCTCCGGGCAAACAGAAAGAAGCAAACGAGGAAATCATAATGGCAAGAACATCACCCGCAGCGGCGGGAGGAAGAACAGTTCCAGCACCTGCTACTGGCGGTGGCGGTGGCGGTGGAGGGGGTAATCCCTGGGAAGACTGGGTTGAGTTCGATCTTTCTAAAATCGCAGATGAGAGCGAGTGGAAGAAAATCGAGGGCGCTGGCATCGGGGCGATCGACGTCACAGCAGCCATGTCAGGTGACCAACTTCACGTCACCTTTCCCGACATCGGCAGCGGGTACAACGCACGGAACATCACCACCACACAGCACGGGTTGTGGTTCATTAAAAAAATAAAGCTCGATCCCTGGGCGAATCAAGCGACTCCTGCGGGCCAAGCGGCGCACAACTTTCAAAGTGAGAGCACGCTCCTGAAACTTGAGATGCAGTTCGATCACACGAATGGGCCTATCAATGGAACATCCGATCAAGGTTATGGCCATCAGGTACATGCTGCTTGTGGGATTATTGCCTATGCATCTGACCAGGGCACAGATCCACCTCTCCCTGGCACCACAAACTATGCCGGAGTGTGTGTAACAAAGAATCGGTCCAACGATCCTAACAACTTCAGCAATGCTACTCAGAAGCTCAGCATGTACAAGTCCGGCCTTTTCAGCCGTCATGGAAAAGGTCTGGGAGAGGGGAGAATCTGGCGAAACCAACCGGGTAGTGACACAACTTCCCACGATGCGATTGTATTTCAAGCTGGTGTTTCTACAAACTTAGTTGCACATCCTATTGGCTCCTACAACGAGCAAATGCCCTCTGGCTCTTATGCTACTACCGATCCTTTTGGACCAATGGTTGCGGCTACCCAGACAACAAACAACGCTACTCGTTTTGGCGGGAAGCATTTATATCTGGCGTGCTGGTTCGGTTTCGACGTTAACGGAAAGAAGGGTGGTGTTATCCGTATCACAAAGTTCCGCTACCTACTACAACCCCTTTCCGCACGCGCCGCACTGGAGTAATCATGGCTGCTATCTGCCTGTTTGAGACGAAAAGTACGAGTGCAGCCGACGATATAGTTGCTGCTGTAGATACTGGAGAACTGTGGGGCGTAGACATGGGCACCACCTCCGGGAGTTCTTCTTATTCTAAGTACGCTTTAGTTGAGTGTACTGCGAACAGAGCCATTCAAATCACTGGTGTGATTCCCGAAGACGTCTCGCTTAGCGTTATTGATGACGACGTGGCCAGCTTCACAAATGCTACAGCAAACGAAAAAGTGTGGTATTTACGCGGTAAGATTGGGGGCTAATGAATGGAACAGCGAGTTCGAAAGCTTGAAACTGATGTAGCTGTACTGGGCCAGAGACAGGACACGGTAGAGTCAGAAGTGTCTTCCATTCGGGCAGATATTCAGGGGATCAAGAAAGAGATCCACAAAGCCCAAGGTTTGATTCTGGCCACTGTGGTTATCATGCAGTGTATTGCAATCTTCATGGAGGGGTAAATGGAAGGCGAGGTATTAGCGCAGTACCTTGACCTGGGCATGACTGCCGTTTTTATCGGCTATCTCATCAACCAGAATAGACGGATGGGCAGACAACTCACGAAGATGACCCGAAAGTATGAGGAACTCTTTGAGCGCGTACTGAAAGCAGTTGAATAGATAATCGCGTCCCAACTATAGCGATTTCCAAGGAACAGGCATGAAAAACTTGAAGTGGCAGGAAGATGTGCCCTTTATTGATTGGCTCATCTCCAAGAACTATGCAGAAATAAAGGATGGAAAAGTCCAACCTCATACATCGTTAGGTCTTGTGTTGTATATGCATGAGGCTTATCGAGCAGGGCTTAACCAAAGAGGAGGGCCTCGTGGCACACTTCTCTCTTGATGAGTTTGTTGGAGCAATCCAAGAAGCCGTCGTCAAATCAACAGACATTGCTGAACAGCATGAACTGAACCACATTCGGCAAGAAGAATACTGGATTGATACCGGAGAGAAAGACAAAGATGGGCAACCTATCTTCCGTCCTCGAATGGTGACAGTTCGTTTGCCCGTTTGGGACGAGGGCAAACAAGTCCAGAAGGACATCCAGGTTCCGATGCAAACACTCGTCACCGGACAATCTCTCGCCATCGAAGAGCTAACCGTTCAGATGGATGTCGAACTTCAAGGCATGGAGGATGGAGCAGATCTCGGGTGTACGCATAGAAAGCTGAAGATAAATCCTTCAATAGGTGGAAATGGGTGGTTCGCCAAAAAGAGAAATACTGCTAAGATCTCAATAACTTTCAAGGGGCAGGACCCTCCAGAAGGTTATGCAAGGATTGATAACCAACTAATCAAACTACTTCCGTAGGAGAGAACAATGCCAGATGGCCTCGTGAAAATGTCAGATCAGTTTGGTGGATTGCCAATGGACCAGCTCATTGGTGGTCCGCTGGCGGCTGCTTGTAACTCCCAGATTCAACTCGCTAAAGCAACGGCTGACTTTATCCAGAATGTTGGCTTAGTGACTGATGCTAATGGTGTGATGAAAGCTCGGACTGTTGACTTTACCTACACGAAGCCCGTAAATGATGGAAACGGTGGGTACACAGAAGTTACCAACCAACTCGATGTTCCTATCCTGGCGATTCTGAATACTCCCTCGCTTCAAGTGAAGGAGGTTGAAGTAGACTTCACGATGGAAGTGAAATCCAGCACATCAGAGAAGTCCAGCCGAGACTACGAAGCTACTCTCGATACCGAGATCAAAGCAGGATGGGGTCCAGTAAGCGTTGACGTGAAGATTCACGGATCGGTTTCCGCTAAAAGCGAGAATGCTCGCTCTTCTGACAACTCAGCTAAGTACAACGTAAAGGTCATTGCCCGCGATGATGGAATGCCCGAAGGGTTGAAGCGTTGCCTGGACATCGTTCAACAAGCCATTGCAGAAAAACCCCAAGCCGGTCCTCCTGTGAATCAGCCTGTGAATCAGCCTGCGAACCCTCCGGCAAATCCAACCAATCCTCCAGGTAACGGGTGATAAGTCATGAAGAATAGAGGAAAAATCCTACAACAAGCAATCATCATGGCAGAAGATCTCTTCCCCGGGCCAAAGAAGGGGAAAGAGAAGCGAGCCTGGGTTATCAAGTTCATCAACGAACACGTCAATTTCCCAATCCTCAATGAGAGGCAAGAGGCAAAGATCATTGGATTCGCTGTTGATGTTTTATGCGACCTCATGTTCCAAAAAGTCCAGGAGATCAAACAACAATGATTCCTGCACTACTCCAACACGTCCAATCCCTGGGCCACAAGGTTTTCGATGGTGGCCATGCCTACAATCTGAACATCATTGGCATCCGAAACAAGGAACAGGGAAACTCTTTCAACGATTTTCTTTGTTGCGTCTACCGAGAAGAAGAAAACGGTCCTTGGATCGTGAAGTATTGGGAAGCGACGACTGATCCGGGCAAGTTCTGTCTTGAGAACCCGGAAGTCTATGGAACATCAGCCGGGACGGCAATCATTGTCCCTGGGCAGTACCGAGGAGCCTACAAGTTAGACCTCCATCGAGGAAAATACGAAGCTTTGTGTCAGCGGAATGGAAAGATAAAAGTCTACCGAGACGGCAATAGAGACGACATCGTGGATATGGACCCTGATACGATTCAGGAAGGATATTTCGGATGCAACATCCATAAAGCTGGCACAAACTCTACCAGAGTAGATAAATGGTCCGCAGGGTGCCAGGTTTTTGCCCGGAGTAAGGATTTTGAGGAGTTAATTTCCTTGTGCCATAAGCAAATCGAACATCACCCCAACTGGGCAAAGACTTTCACATACACCCTCATCACGGAGTGGTAAAAATGGAAAAACTCAAAGAACTTTGGAAGAAACTCAACCCCCGAGTAGCGATTGTCGGAGGAGTAGTCGTAGTTTCTACTACGCTCGGAACCTGCCATCTCTTAGGTGAAGAAGAGGCTCCCAAAACAGAAGAAGCCGCCCCGGAGGAAGCTCCAGCAGAAGAAAAACCCGCTGAAGCTCCCCAACCAGAGGCGACTGAAGAGTAGAAGGGCGATGGGGGAGACCTTGGCGTTGGGCCCAGGAGAGTTGGACGTGCCTGTTCTTTCTGTCCTACTCCTCTCCCCCATCGCTTATTTTTTAGGAGAAAAGAAATGCCCTTCAAGAAGGTAGGTAAGGACAAGTGGAAATCCCCTTCAGGGAAGAAGATGTCCGGGAAACAAGTTCGGGCTTACTACGCCAAGGTCAATGGATCTAAGAAGAAGAAGTGATTTCCAGAGGCTCTCCGACTGTCCGAGAGATCTGAACGTACTTCCAGTTTGCTTTCTTCTTCCCCTTTGGGCGAATGGTCGTCATTAAGATGACCTGGGGCTTGGCTTTCTCTAAGACTTTCATCGTCTTAGAAAGAGTATCCGCATCCCACATGCGATCATCTACGACAATCAAGTCATTCTCATCTCCCAGGGCAGAAGCGATAGCTGCGAGAACTCGCGCCTCAGTACTCCCGGAAAGCGCCACATCCACTGGACCACCTTCTCCTCGCCAGAGACCAATCTCAAATGTGGGAGAAGTGGGGTCGAAGTGTAGCTTTTCTGGTTTGGGAAGGAATGAAGATACGAGTTCAATGAACTCATCTGATGCCCTATCAAGCATGTCAAACATTACTCGGAGGATCTCTCCCTTCAGTTTCTTCAAAGAATCCTGAAGACTCTTTGCTCTGACCTCACCATTCCGGGCTGCGGAAGCGGCACGGGAAAGTCTCTTCGAGAGTAGGACTTCAGACATTTCTCCCTGAACTTCCTCTGTCGGAGGGATTCGCTTGATGGCCTCCTCTCCTCCTAAGTAGTCAATGAGATGCCGAAGAACATGCTTTGCTTGGAGAGTTGGATCCGAGCGATAATCGATGTAGATCATCTGAACTAAGTCTCGAAGGTGGGCTCGTGACAGCCCCTTTCCAATCCCTTTGACTTCTTCATCAGAAACACTCTTGAAAGAGCCGAGGGATTCCAGAGCAATCTGTCCTGCCTTCACCACTGAGGATTGGTTTCTTTGTATCTTGCCCAGCCGTGTGAGAACTTCTACCAAACTCACAGAGCCTTCCATTCCTGGAAGGACTAAGATGAGAGCCTCTTGAAGATCAGATGGGATCTCAGAGAGTAGGTCTCCTACTGGAACAGACTCACAGAGCTTCTCCCAGAAGAACTTAGCTTTCGTCTCTGGGTTTCCTGCCATCACAGCATGGAGTTCTGCGACGGAAAGAGCCGCTCCTTCTGGTCCTTCTCTCTTGGGGCGTTTCCCCTTTTCCAACTCCCAAAAGCAAGTCTCTCCATCACTCAACTCTGCATCAACACTACAAGAACTACTTCCGTGAGGAATCAAAGAAGAGAGGAGAGATCCATCTTTGATGGGTTTATCTCTATAGAGGAGACCGAATGCACTCCCCACTCGGGCAAGTTGAATCGACTCGGCGATGGCACTCTTGCCTGCTTCATTGTCCCCAATAAGAACAGTGTTCTTTCCAAGGTCTACGTTGTAGGGCAAACTGTCGGGGCTTTTCACGGTAGACGTGATTCGTACTACATGACTCATTTGTATTTCTCCCAAAGCTCGCAAGTAATGGAGCCGAATTTATCTTCATACACATGAACGAGGGCAGCGCCGTTCGCTCGACTGGGAATAGAAGTTCCCTTCTTCCAGCGAATTAGGCTTTGTACACTGGGATTAGTGCCTGCCAAGTAATCACTCATCTTTACAGCGATGAGTTCTAAAGACATTCCAGAGGCCAGAAGTTCTTCAACTATAGGTCCGGTGTCTGTTCTGGCTTTCGCCAGCGTTTCCATATCAATCTGTCGAGCCATGTTCTTTCTCCTTGAAAGGAAGTTCGAGTTGTTGAGGTTGAGGCTCACAGCGGAATCCTTCTTGCCAGTCGTCTACATCAAAGGGGTAGACTTGGGTGATTCGCTCAAGCTTTTCATCAGAGAGCAAGAAGACAGGACGGCCTGCTCGAACTGCCAAATCGACAATCTGAGCAGTCGCCCTGCCTACTGTTGTGCCGGGAACTACGATAAAATCGTAGTAGGGTTTTCGAGTGATGGCGTGCTCTCTTTTCACCACACTCTTGGTCCAGACATTCCAGTCTCCACGACAATGGATTCGAAAGTCCTCATGTCCGGGGACTACGGATACTTTCAAATCCTTACCCGCACGCTCTCCCTTGGCACGGATAAGTTCTTGTATTCGAATACTATTCTGGGAGATCGTTTCAGTGTCCTCTCCCGAAGGATGAGCATAAAAGATTCTAATCAGTTTCATAAGTTTTCCCTTTCCTCGCCACTCTCGGCAGCGGTCACATTCACAGATGATCGAGCTTCTCAAACCTCACTCCAGCGATTACCGATGTCTGCTCCAGCGGTGTAATCAAGAAGAGGATTCACTTTCCTACGTCGGTTCATGGCGTGTTCCAGAACTTCCGCAGCAAACTCAGCTTCTCCTTCGGGCACCTCTAAATAGAGAGCATCATGGCCATGATTGATGAGCCACTCCACAGGAAGAGTTTCTCTTGGGGGATTGATCGCTTCTGTCGCAAACCAATCTTGGACCCCATAAATAAGTTCGAGCATCGCTTCATTCACAATCACCACACCTCCCGACTGGATGGGGTGATTCACAAGCTCATTGATCTTGTCTTCATTTCTAAAGTAGCGGCGACGGTCCCATAGAGAGTCGCCGATAAACCCTTCTTTCCGATAGCGAGTTTCAATCATTCGCCACCAACGGGGGATCTCAGGGTCTGCTCTTTTCAGTCCTTCGACGACTTGACGGACGTCCTCAACCGTAAGGTGAGCGTAGAGGAGGTTTCCGTCGTCATCTTCGACCGAGACGATTTGCTCGTGGATACGTTTAGTAGAGGCGGCATACTGCCAAGCGTACCGAGTGTTCTTTGTGATGTCTCGGGTTGCTTTGAAGGTCGCCTTGCCTTTCTCCTTACGATCACTGGGAGCCCCTTCGAGGTTCCAGATTCCTTTGCCATATACGATCTCCATTGTTTCATTGTGTGGGTCGAGTCCCTCTCGAATAACTCGAAGGGAGTGTTTTGCTTGTGCCTCTTCTGCGATCAGCCGAAGCTCAAGTTGATCCATGTCTGCTCCGATGAGAACACACCCCTCCCGGGCAACAAAGATGTCCCGAAGAGAGTAGGGAATGTTCTGGGCATTTGGATTACTTGAGGAATATCGGCCAGTTGCGGGGAGTCTGTTGTAGCTGGGATGAATCCGAGTGATCTGCTTTTCAATCAAAGGTCGGATGTAGGTGCCCAGGAGTTTCGTAACTTTTCGATAGGTTCGAACAGACTGGAGAAACTCTACTCTATCTTTGGACAAGCCATAGTGAACGATCATAGTTCGAAGTGTTTCGTCATCAGTAGAGGGATCTCCTGTTTTCTCCGAGTAGTGATGAGGAGCGAGTCCCCATTTAGAGAAAAGAAGGTTTGCCATCTGTCTGGTGCTCTGAGGATTGAAGCCTTCTCCTACGATGTCCTGACATCGACGAAGGTGGAGTTTTGATTCCGTATCCAACCTGAGCATGTGTTCAGTGGCTTTCCCTAAATCTACTCCCATCCCAACTCTTTCCATCGTAGCGCCCAGGGATTGGAGCATGTGTTCCCGAGGAAGAAGATGCTGCTGTCTTCTCTTCTTCACATCCCGGGCAAGAGGGTTCGCGATTCGAGCCGTGACACAAACATCTTTTCCACAGTAGATATGAAGTTCTTCATCCGTCTTTGCCTGGACTGCTGTGTGGTCAGCCTTCCAAGCTTCCGGGTTGTCTGTATAAAATGAACCGACAAAGCCCAGGTTGTGAGGAAGTTCATTGTCCGCGAGGAGATGAAGTAAGATCGTGTCACAAGTAAGCTTTGGAGTGACCCCGAGCCAAGACTCTACGCAGAGGCGGTCGTACTGGCCTGCATTGTGTCCCAGAAGGAACACTCCAGGAAACTGAAAGAAGATTCTTAAGGCGTTTTCCAGCTCTCGAATGATCTCCAAATCGGCTAAATATTCTCCATTGATTCCTCTAATCGCTACAACGAGAGCCTCCTTCTCTGTGCCGAGTCCTACACAACGAATGTTCGCTGTCATCGGATCAATCCCATCAGTTTCTAAATCGTAGGCGACGAAGTCTTTCTGGGTTCTCCAGCGTCTAAGAAACTCTTGGAGGACCTTGGGGTCTGTGGTTCTCGTAATCTCAGGCTCGGGCCAGTCTAAGGTCCCAGAAAAGAATCGAAACGCTTTTCTCAAGTCGTGCCGGAAGACTTCCCGGTAGGCTTGCTGGCGAAGAACCCAAGCGGGGTGCATGGTATACCCGACCTCCAAAGTCACTTCAGGATCCCAAGGGGCTGGCACGAGTTCGCATCCCCCTCGGATGTTCATGATTGAAACATCTCCCCCCCGGATTGCTTTCGCTGCTGTCTTTCCCAGACAGATGATTCGTTTGATTCCGGTAGCTTTCAGTTCTTCATAGAGAAGAGTCTTACAGGTATCGAAAGGACGTTGGAGGAGAACAGCCTCACTCTCACTCTCCCGGGCCTTCTTCACTCGCCTCTTGTTGATTCGAGAAACCTGAATGTTCACTGCCTCCAAATCATTCTTTGGAGGGCGACACCTAACAGTGTTTGCGATGTAACATCTGTCCCGAGGGATATTCAAAGCATTGAGAGCAGACTGGAGTTCCATTCCACTCGGTCCAACGAAGGGTCTCCCCTCTACAGTCTCATGCATTCCTGGCGCTTCTCCGAGAATGATCACACGATCATCATCATGAGTTTCAGAGAGCACCGGGGCAGCGGCCCCGCCCTGACAGAGGGCGCAGTTTTTACAGATTGGATAAAACATAGTGTTGGGCTAAAAAGTGGAGACGGCGGGGGCCTGGTACAAAACTCCGGTGAGGGCACGATGCCCTATTAGATATTTGAATCCCACCGCCTCCGGGAAAAGGAGAGTCACCACCGATTTTTTGAACACGCCCTTTTAGATTCGTGGTTGGCGGTGACTCATAAGAACTGGGGCAGCGGGACTTGAACCTGCAACTTCCTGATTAACAGTCAGGCGTTCTGCCAATTGAACTACACCCCAAAGAGTTGAGACATCTGTTTGACCACGGACATGCCTCCCTGCTCCGCCGATTTACCCCAAAAGGGTCAGGTCTAAGCTACTGCATTAGAAACTCAAAATCGTCATCCGAGGACGTCGTAGCGACGGGGGCAGCAGGAGCGCCATTCGCCACTGTCTTCTCCGGCTCTACCACAAAGTTAGCAGGAGCAGGAGCAGCTTGAGCTTTCTTCATCTGATTGAAGTAGTTCTCATTGATGTAGCGATAATCAGGATAGCTTCCATCAACAGGACGACCGTTAGCACCCATATTTGGGGCGGTGTAGTTGAAGTAAACCGTCTTACCTGCGAGCTTGTCGAAGGGGAACTTAGTCTTCCCTTTCAACTTACCCTCGGGCACTCCAGCAGAAACCAGGAAGCCCATGAGGAAAGGCATCGCTTTAGGGTTCAGCGAGAAGCTGTCCTTGTGGCGAACGCCCTCTGTGATCATATAGACCAGCAGACGATTGGAATCTTCGTAGTGACGAAACTCCAGGATTTGGGCCGAATGAAGACCCGTTTCAAGATAACCAATACCGGCTCCGGCTGGAGTGTGTCCGGTAAAGTCAAGTTCAATAGTTACAGACATTTGTGACTCCTAAGTCAGTCTGGGGGTGAAAACCCACAACACACACACGCGAGTGGGAAAGATGGGACCGGAGGTCGGAGAAACAAGCACAAAGGAAAAAGCTTGCGACCTCCGATCCACTAAACGAATAATCCTTCTTCTTCCTCGATGGGCCGAGAGAACAGTTCGAGAGCTTCAAAGGATTCATAATGCTTGAGAGTAGCTCTGTGAAGACCATCTTGGAGAGCCCACCGAATGTGGGGGACCTCTTTCTTGCCTTTAAGATTCTCGACGGCTTCTTTCAGAACCTCAGACCAGTTCTCGATACCACTCTCCAGAATCTTATCTGAGAGTTTCTGAGCGACTCCATCAATCCATTCCAGTCCTCTTGGGTATGGAATGAGATATCCTGCGGCTCGAAGACCTTCCGCGATATTCATCGGGGCCATGCCAGGAAAGACAGAGAGTCTGTCCCCTGAAACATAGTCAGGTTGAGGCTCGAAACAGAGTTGGTACTTCCAGGGAGCAGCGGTAGGTTCGAACATTGCTCGGCCAATCACATCGACCATGCCACTAAACTTTTCTGGAAGCTGACCGGGCAGTGAAGGACCACCGCGAACAAACTTACCGCTGCTGGTTCTGGGAGGTTGTTCATGGCAGTTGAAGATAACGATCATCCCCTGGGCAGTAGCCGCACGAGCGGCATTCCGACAGGCAAGAACATCCCGAGTCAGAGCGGACCACATTCCACCCCGACCTTTTGAGGTCTCGTATTCATTGATCGTCGATTCTACAATCAAAGAGAAGTCATCAATCACAATCGATGGGACTCTCTTCTTTTGAACGACGGCTGCTTCAATCGCAGCAGTGGCTTCTGGAACAGTCTGAGCTTCTGCTACCTTCAACTTCTCAAGTCCCAAGAATCTTTGGGCAGAGAGAAGACCTGCGGGGTCTCCGATGAAGAGTCCAGTTGCTCCGGCTGCTGCGGAAGCGATTGTTTTTCCGGCTTTACTTGGGCCGTAGAGGCAGATGAATACGCCCCCAGCAGGCGCACTGCTTCGGCCATTGGAGCCATTAGCTCCATTCTTGGTAGACATGATTTTCTCCAAACACACACTTGGTTTATGAAAGCTAACACACTGGTTTTTTACTGGTCAACTGAATGACATCGATAATCTGGTCAAGGGTAGTAATCTTCTTGAGAACAGGATCCTGTTCATCCTCACTCTTCAGGCGACTTTGAAGTTCAGCACCAAAGAAGTGGAGAGCTTCAAGAACGACGGGCATTTCGTCCTCTGTGATTTTGAGTAGAATCATCACTCATCTCCAAAGCGACACAAGTCATAGGCATCGCACTGTCCGTACTTTCCAAAGCACGTCTGATTGTTTAGGGCCATTGGCCACTCTTCAATCGGCTTCCCATCAAAGAGGGCTATCTTGCGCTCTCCTTCTTCAATGACTTGGACGAAGTGTTTGAGAGCTTGAGGAGCAGGTTCGAGAGGACGACGGTCAAAGTCAAAGGGAGGAGAGAGTTTGATTCTATTTACAAGAACTCCCGCAAACTTCTCTTTGTACCGAGCTTTCCCGAAGAGTTGGTATCCAATGAACTGTCCATCAAGAATGTGTTGTCTAAGAGTTTTAGAGTTCAATCGATAAGCTGACTTGTGGTCAACAATCCAAACTCTCTCGTTCGCATCTTCAATGATTAGGTCTGCTCTTTGAGTATAGAGATGCTTCTTCTTTCCAAGATGAGCTTTGAGTTGGTGTTCAACATCGAGAACCTTCCACTCTTCAAAGTGCCAGTTGTGTCTATAAGCAAAGTAGGCATCTTGAATCTGAGAAATAGCTGACATCCAAAGAGGAGATTCATCCTGGTTCTTCTCAGCGAGAGCGACAATCGCATCTTCTGGAAGAAGCCAATCATCTGGATTACCTCCAATCTGTTTCTCTTTCAATCTTTGGTAGTGGTGAGCCAAAGCAACATGAATCAAAGAACCATTTACGAGAGGAGCGGAGATCTTGAACTTCTTTCCACCGATCTCTCTCCACGCAAACAAACGTGGACATCTGATAACGTTCTGTATTCTGTGCCAACCCCTCTCAGAGGGTCCTGCATCGAGCAATTTCATGAGCCTGTTCCTTCTTATATTATAGTCGAGTGAGCCTCAGATTCAACCCTCAAATGTCAAGTCGAGGTCAAGGCAGCCACGCGGGCCACTCTTTCCAGTAAACGTTCTGCTGCGCCTTCTGAAGTGTCTACACCGCCTAAAGCGTTCTCGACTTCTTCAGCAGCAACGTCTTCTCCGATCTCTCCAACATGAGGAAGTTTGTCCAAGAGAAGGTCTGCAACGTGTTCATCCGCAGTCGCTCGGGCAATGACATAGGAGACCAGAACTGGACGCTCTTGTCCCAAACGAGAGAAGCGGCCCTCCCATTGAATCACTTTGTCTGGAGTCCAGGGCAACATAGCAATGAGAGCGAGATCAGTATCTTGCAAGTCTACGCTCTCTCCCCATGCGTCTCCTGTTCCAACAAGAAGACAGGGACCGGGGTGAGCCATGTACTCGTGTCGAATCTTATCTCGATCTGTGGGATCAGTTCCACCGTGAGCCCACCACATTCCGCAACCTTCAATCTTCTCGGCTCCTTTTTTCAGTCGAGCAGCGAGGCGTTCACAATCTATCCGACGACCAGAGAACACGGTTACTTTCTGGCCTCCCTTCAGGGCAGTAATAATTCTCTCTTCAATGTAAGAATGCTTACGGGATGCAGCTTCCATAAGAAGGGTCTCGAAGTAACTCTCCTTGGCTTCTTCCCCTCCACCTTTTAAGGCTTTTCTTGCCTTAGCCAGTTCTCTCTTCATAGCAGAGGGCTTGTCTTGATCAGAGATTTCTAAGCGAACTACTTCTCTCCTCTTCTTGGGCAAGTGCTTGTTCACTTCATCGCGTGTGACTCGAACCTTCACTTCCTGGAGACGGGACTTGAGTTCGTGAGGGTTACTCATTCCCAGGTACTCATAGCCATATCCATTGTGCTGTCCCGCGCAGTATCGGATACCGAACTGATGGAAACTTCCCCACTGCCAGGGCTCGATGATGTCGAGTTGAGTCCAGAGATCTCTTACTCTTCCGGGAATGGGGGTAGCAGTCAGTCCAAGCTTTCGAGGACACACGGCACTAATCCTCCGGGCAGAGTCCAGGCTGTTTCCCAGTCCATCGAAACGAATAGAGCCATCGGGCATCACTGTGGCTTTCGTATGCTTTGGACGTCTCAGCCAATGAATCTCATCCCAGACGGAGACAGAAGGGCGAGCCTTTACGATTTCGTCTACCCAGTATTTGATTGTTTCCCAGGCAGTAATGTACAGCTTGGTAGGATCAAGAGGGATTTCCCGAGAACGTTGTCCTGTGAGAAGGACAGGTTCCAAGACCGTATACCTCCGACATTGCTCGGCCCATGTTCCTCGGGCGGCGGCTTTGGTGATGACAAGTTTGATTCCCATCGGAGCGATTCCAATAGCGTAAACCAATCCAACGAGTGTTTTCCCAGCACCGGGGGGAGCCCACCCATGTGACCCGGGAACCGCGAATGCTTTACTGAGCATCCGTCGCTGGTGTTCCTTAGCGAATCCATTGAGGTCTTCCACCAGGAGTGGATTAGCTAAGAATCCCGACACGATCTCATCGGGAACTTCAGGAGGAACCGGGGACTCCCATCCTAAAACTGAATGACTATTCAGTGGAACTCGATACGTTCCATTCTTGTTTGTCCAGATTCCTGGAATATCTTCAGCACCCTCGGGCACACTTTTACAGAAGACGAACGGCCTGTTCTCCATTGTCTTTTCTCCTTTGTTTATTCGGACGCAGTAGCGTTGGGCATCTCCAAGAGATTGTCTTGTTTCTTTGTGGGGAGTCCAAGGTAAGCTTGGAACTTCCTTCCTCCGGATTGAATCCACTGGACTCCAACCTTTGGAACTCCAATCAATGCCAACCTCAAAGTAGATTCGGGGCGAATGTCTCTTCTACCATTCCTCTCACACCATGTTCGATAGGAACCATAGAGAAGTTCACAGGGAATAATCCCCCGACCGATAGCAATGTCATTACTCGGCATCCCAACATAGTCAGGACCTGGGGGATAATCAGAGAGAGTAGCTCCCGCACCAACCTCTGCAATGAGATCGACAAACTGATCCACACTTCCTCGGGATGCTTCTTGAAGAAGCTTGCGAGCCTTAGCAGAGTAGGGGCGAGCGATCAGACTGTAGTTTACTTCCATTGCGTGAAGGTGAGCAGCAAAGGCACGAACCTCCAAGGAAAAGGAGCGAGAGTATTTCCCCAGCTTAGGATTGAAACAGCCAGCGAGCATCTTTCGATACTCCCAATCACACTTCTCAGGCATTAGAACCGTGAAGCGGCGGTCATCCTTTTCCAGCATGAGAGGACGGCGGTCATTAGAAGTGAGCCACCAAGTCATTCGATTCTCAACTTCTGTTCGCGCAGCATAGGGAGCACGACAGGGAACTCGATCATCTGTGATGTAAGCCTTTAATGCAGGAATGACAGCATCACTATCCCGGGCACCAGAAACCGCGACCTCATCTGCTAAGACAAGAAGTCTTGTAACGTAGCTGGCGTTGAAAGAATCCTTGAGAGCACGATTGGAAACGATAGCTGAGTTTCTTTCTCCAACAGCAGCAGCAAGAACTCTTCCATACATAGACTTACCAACACCCTGTTGCGGAGACATGCAGAGGACAGCAACCATTGAACGTCTCTCTGGACGTTGAACGATTGAGGCGCTCCAATGCATCAACCACTCGACTGCTTTCTCATCTCCGCTACAGAGAACGTTGATGAGTTTCTCGATTCGATCCCACTTTCCTTCTAAAGGACGAATCTCAGGACGAGCATAAAGATTGAGCATTGCTCCGAGACCATCTTCATAAACGGTGGGACCTCGGGAAGAATCACAAGTGAACCCATAAACCTGGCGAGAGAGAATGTGGTCAATCATAGCATTGACATGGTTCCCATCTAATCCATCAGAGAGCTTTCCAATGAGATGATTGAAGATGCCATCTTTTCTAAGAGGAGACCCAACCTGCCAAGCTCCTTGCTCTCTTCTATAGAAGACATTCTGAGGAGCATTGAAGACAATGTTCGAATCAATGTAGAACCTCAACTTCTCGGGCACTTCCTCAAGAAGTTCTTTTCTTTTGAGAACGGAGTGGGCTGCTCCTCTTGTCTTCTTCTTTCCATCTTTCTTATCTTTGGACCCACGAAGCCAGAACTGTTTCTTCTCGTGATCGTGTCTCTCACTGGTACACATGAGGAAAGCACGGCCATCATTCATCACACGAAGAAAGGCAGAACCGAAGGAAGCGTCTTCTTGAAAAGGACAGGCACACTTATGTTTTGCTGCACCAAGGGGAAGGATTTCTTCGACTGTTGCGACGTCCTTTCCATCTTCAGAGAGGACCAGCTTCGTAGAAGGAGTAAGGATCAAACCTCCTTCCGAAGAAGTCTTCGTTTCTTCTTTCGTATCTGCCATCAATGAATCCACACACAAGGGACTAAATGATACCTCTAAGAAGCTCTGAAAGGAAGAGCCAGTCCTACGAACCGGCACCGCATAAAGCCTCGCGATGTCACTGCATCCAGTATCTACTCCTTCTGTGTATCCGATCAGAGCCAAAGCTTCCTCTCGAACTGTAGGAAACTCCGAAGGATTGACAGGACGGGACAGGAAAAGAACCACTCGGTAACGCGGTTCTTCATCAGTATGGGACCAAGTAGTGTAGACGCAGTAGGCTACTTCTATAGTCTGAAGATGCTCTGCCATTCTCTCCGCGCTCCAACCTGGATGGTCGTAGTCGAATACGATGGCAGAGATCTGAAGAACGTTCCCATTGGCGCGTTTGCTCTTAGGTCCCTGAGTAGGAAACAGAGCAGGACTCCAGCAGTGCAGCTTGTTCTTTGGGAACTCTTTCTGTCTCCATGTCGGATCGGTAAAGAATCTTTCCAGTTGCTGGGCGTTCTTGACAAGGATACTGGACGGGCGTACAGTGGTAAAGCCTCCCTGGAATAGACTCATGTTCCAGGGCAACCACTCAATATCATTCATTGTTTGACTCCATGGACTCCCGTCTCTTGTTCTTTCTCAGATCACAAGGGGCGGGAGTTCTATTATTGATTATTCTGAAATATCACCGCAGCGATCTGGATGGAACCATAGAAGAGGGCGCTTGCCTTCCTTCCTAACTTGCTTCTGATAGAATCCTTTGGACCTCAGAGCACGAGAGAGTTGGTTCTTATAAGCTTTAGGTCGAATGATCATATCAGGGCCGACAGCTTGAATGAGATCGTCTAATGTAAAACCATAGTCTCCAAGATCGAAAGCCACCTTCAACACGGAAGAAACAGAAGGGTAGTTCGACAGAGGCTTCTCCGTGGAGTCCATAGCGAAGCTTCCAAGAAGAAGTGGGAACTCCTTGAGACCTTGTTGAACAAACTTCAGAGCGAGAAGAGAAGCTTCCAATCGGGAGACTCCAAGAGATCTTCCAACGTCGGAAGAAACCTCACTCATCTGAGCTTGAAGGGCAGTTATATCTTGATTGACACTCATGTTTTCTCCTGTTCAAAAAACTAAGAGGGTGGAAAAGAATCATCTAACTTGAGATAGATAGATTCAGTTAGGACCTAAGTTTTATACTCTCTTTTTTCTTACTTGATAGACAGAGGGTATAATAATAATAGTAGTTTAGACCCGTCAACTAACGTTAGTTGACAAATAGCTGCATCGAATACCGGGGGTGAACCTTGTCAACCGCGTCACTCTATACCCATTATACTCCGGCGTGCATGTCAGTGCAACCCTAAATATCGCCGTCATCCAACGTTAGTGTGACACAGTAGACACTCTGAGAAAATGTTCCGTAGTGTTCGGAAGCGGAAGCGGCATAAAAAGGGCTGGCACGGAGGCCAGGAGAGAGGAGGCTCTCGGCTCAACTAAAGTTGGACTTCCGAGATCAAAACAAAAAAGCCCCCGAGGAGCGAACTCCCCGAGGGCATCAAGTTAGCTGAAGATGTACCAAAGCATATAGACACTAAGCCAGAATGCAAAGGGCACAAAGATCATGTCTGATTCATAGCCTGTAGAAGTGCAATAGCAGCCGTCGCTTGTACTTCTTCAACCTTCTCCTTCAAGTCGTCGAAAGTCTTCCCAAGAATACCGGAATAGGCTTCTACCTTTTCCATGAGATCTTGGGCGCTATCTCTTTTCGTTTTCAAGGCTCTCTTTCCTGGCTTCTTCTCGGGATCTTCTTCTACAAGAGAAGCCGTCAGTTCAGATAATCGAGTTTCGACTTCCTGGATCAATCCATCACAGACTGCGCTAACGGTGTCTTCATCTCCAGAAGTCCTCACTTTATAGAAAGTGTGAGAAGGATTGGCCTCTTTCACTACTCGAATGATCTCATCCCACTTGGCTTCCATGTGACTTGGAATCCAATACACTCCACCTTTCTGGCGGAGAGGAGTTCCGACCATTCTATCTTTGCAGACTTTGACCATCTGAACCCCCAACTGGGCAGCAGTTATCTTTCCCCGCTCCGAATAGTAATCCTGAGAGAAGGCTTCAAACTTAGGATGGTTTGGGTCATTACAAAGAAGACCTCCTTTCCCGATGACCTTGACTCGGAGTTCTTCAGCATAAGTATTCCGACGATCTCCAGTCAGGTGATCCCTATGCTCTGTTTCAAGAACAATCCCATATCCCAAGTGCCCACTTCCTTTTCCTAACGGTCGAATGATGTACTTATGAGAAGGAAAGTTTCGAGTAAGGGCACGCTTCAAAGCATTACCGAGATTCAACTTCTTAGGAAGACAATCCCTAATCCCCAGTTCATCGAATCCATCGACTAAAGTTTGGAAGCAAGTTCCTTCTGAAAGTGACCAATAAACGATCACTCCGTTGAACTCGACTTGGACCTCTTCACTCCCGGAAGAGTGGCTATCAAAATTGAATGCGTTTTGCATTTCTTTTCCTTTGTTAAGTGCGTGATTGCACCGGCTAACCTACGGGCGAACCCGTAAGTTAGAAAGAGAATCATGCTTTACTGATTACCTGATAGTGAAGAAAGACTCTCTCAAAGAAAGTCAGTTCATCTATTTCTGCGTACCATCGATCCCAATCGAATGGGATTAGAATCCTACTCTCCATCACCTACCTCCACAACGTGAACCCATTTTGGAAGAAAGTACTTTGTGAACTCCCCAATAAGGCAGACGATTAGCGGGATGCCATTCAAGTCTTCTTCTCTTGGAAAGTCGAACTCTCCGTCCGTCATCACAACAATACAGTTGGGATCCTCTCGGACTGCTCTATCAAAGAGTGGTCTCATGTCAGTTCCTCCACGACCTCGAATCTGAATATCTGAAACATTGTGGACATACTGAGCGAATCGAACTTGAGTGTCTCCAGTCACAACGAATGTCTCAGACGCAGACATCTGAAGAACAGTTCCTATCTCTTGGAAACAGTCTGTTAGATCCTGATCTGACATTGAACCGGAAGAGTCCACAACAAGAGCAGGAACCAAAGAAGGTTCAAAGTATGCAGGGAACACAACATCATTATAGAGAGCAGACATCCTACGGTTTGGTCGAGTGTAGGTAATCGCACTTGCGCCGATTACTTTCTCTTGGGCTTCTCGTAAGAGTTGAGAGAAGACATCTTGCCAATCTATCTTTGCTTCTCCCGCAACTTCTCCCGACCATTCAATCCACTCCCCGGGCAAAGAGCCAGGATTAGTTTTAGATGCTTTCTGAATGTCGAGAGCAGTTTCGTACTGAATCTCTTCCATCTCTTCTGAAGTTCTTCCTGGATTAGAATCAGTAGGTGGTCCAAGTTCCCAAGGACGTTCCCCATCTCCGACAGCATCTCCGTCCTGAAAGTCGGAATCACCAGACGCCTCCTCCTCGGGGCTGGCTTGCTCCTCTTCTTCTGGAATGTCGGCGTACTTCAAATAGTATTCCATAGTCTCGCCTGTCTCAAGACGAGCCCTTGGATTCTTATGGGAGAAGTGTCGAACTCTTATACATTCTGAGGGCAAGTAAGTATCGAGATAATACTGACAGTTCAAAGCCATATCGGCTGCGATGTTTACTTTCCTCATACTGATTGGATCTCCGTTCTCATCTCGCATTGAGCGGAACCGAGAGAAGTGACACATCAGAGGATGTTGAATCTCATGAAGGATAGAAGCTACAGATTCTGTCTTCTTCTCCTTCTCCGGGCCAACGATAACCCGGAACTCAACATAGATTCTGTTGTGTTCATCCACACACCAGTTGTTCCCAGATTGATCTCTCAATCCATAGACGGGAACGAACTCGGCACTCATGATTGCTTTGGACATTAGAGGATAGACTTGGCATGCGGCAAGTTTGAGAATCTCAATCTCTTTTCTAAACTCTGTGGTTTGTTCTTGTGTAAGGTTCATGATGTCTCCTCATCGTCAAAGACATGGTTGAAGTCAGCGAAAAGATAGAAGTTGTTTCTCTCTTTCTTTTCTTGGGGTGAAAGATAGTTGTTTGGAGCTGGAAGTGTGTTCTTCAGAGGACCGTAGTTCCTCAAAGAAAGACTTAGGTAAGTAGTTACAAACCTGTGTTGTCCTGAATGAGTTCTTTCCCACCTTCCAACAAGTAGGAAAGAAGGAAACAAACGTTCTCCGTAGTGGAACTCCCAGAAGCTACGAGGTGGAATCTGAATGGGGAAGTACCCTTTCTCCAGAACTTCTTTCATCCAAACGGAGTTGTAGAAGTAGTGAACCCACTGTGCAACTTTGGAAGTCTTATAGATCCCGGGAGCTATAGGAGAGATGCTTCTCGTTCCTTGGATTTTGGAGAGGATCTCCCATCCTTCTTTATGAGAGAAAGAACCAACTCGATAGCTTCTCTTTCGACTTGTCTCAAACCCACACTTCTCAGCTTCTCTAACTAAGAGAGGGTAGAACTTCCTGAAGAAATCATCTCCGAGACGTTCCTTCTCCTCAAGCGTACTGCGTACACTTCTTATGAGAAAGCTCGTCCCAAATGTTTTCGACATGAACTCTTCTACAAACTTGGGACCTCTTCCCATAGAGTCTGTGGCAAAGTCTGCGACTCTCTTTCTCTTGTTTCTCTTCTCACTTACTTGCCGAGCTTTCTTTGCAGCGGCTCGTAGAGAGAGAGGAATCAAAGCAAGAAAGTCAGAACGAGTGACAGGGTGTTCATTAAGAATATTCTTAAAGCGTTTTCCAGCCTTCTCTGGGAAAGCATTCATACAATCCAAAGCTTCCGGAATGTTCTTCCAACGTTCTGATTTATTGAAGACCCAGTTGAGTCTTTCTTGGCTCCAGTGAACGTAAACTCTCCACGCGGAGAGAACTTCCAAACATCGACACCGAAACTCTGGAGCAAGAACTTTGATTGCTCGAACTTTGTCTAATGAATACTCCGAGCCATGGCGATGGTTCATAAGAATGAGAGAAGTTTGGACTTGTTCTCTTCTTACGGGAGTGTGTCCAAGAAAGGAACCATTTTCAATTCGTATCCTACGACGGTAGTTTTCTTCCGGAGTCAGAGAAGAGTATGTCCTCTTCCCAATCCGCTCGGAGACCGCCACAACGTGACGGCCTCCAATGCAGTTTACGTTTGCGACATGCAAAGAAGGAGACTTGTTTGACATGAGTCCTTCCCCCTACTTCTGGAACTGGCTTAGGATTTGAGAAACACTCGACATCATCGAGGCATAAGCCAAAGCATCTCTTGGAATCCCATTCTTGAGAAGATGCTTGTTCCCCTGGAGAAGTCCCGAAAGAGTTTGAGCCGCAAGTGCAGCCGTGTCTTTATTGGGAGCCCGTCCTAAGAGAGACCATGCGTTATGGTATTCCGTGAGATCAAGCGTTCCTGAAACCCGGGCAGCTACTCCATTGAAGAAAGCAAACTGCTTGTCTGCTCGCGTAGGAAGATTGACTGCATCTGGATTCTGAAGAGCATCGACGACACTCAATCCTTCCATCTGCATTCGAACCCAAGCTCCAAACTCTCTTCCAAGAGCTTCTCCGACATGGCCTCGGAAAGCTTTCTCTCGAACCTGGATAGAAACAGAAGAGAGTCGCATAACCGTGTCCATCTTGATTAGATTGGACCACGTTCTTGGATTACCCCGAGGCTTGTTCATAAACTCTCGACTTGGATCCTGAGCAAATCCAGAATGGTTTGCGAATCCCGCAGCTTCTGGAGTTCCTTTCGAATGGAGAAAGGAGATCACGTCAGCCGCAGCTTCTTGAGTTCCCGGGAACCACTTTCCTTCCATCATATTCTTGGACCAGAAAGCAAAGTCCATCTCCCAATGGATGTGCAGAAACCGAGTTGCTACTGGAGGAGCCAAGTTAGTTGGATTGACTGCGATCTCAGGCGGATTAGCCAGAGCCACAATATGAATGAGATTCTCGTCGAGTCTCTCATCTCCAACGATCTTCTCCGAGATGAAAGAAAGACACGGAGCCATCACAGGTTTGAGCATGGTAGTGAACTCTTCCATGACAAAGACGAACTGTCTTCCTTGAGCGTTCTCTTCCATTGCTTCTTTGATTGCTCGGAGAACTGGAACCCGAGACCACTCTCCATCATCCCCCCGGGCAAAGAGACCGGCGATGTCTGTTTGTTCCATCGAGTTTCCATTCAGGAACCAGTACTTTACTGGAGTTCCATCATCGTTCTTCATTGTCTGAATGAAAGCCTCAATCCCCCGAGACTTTCCGCAGCCGTCCATTCCCCAAACGAGAATAGGTTGTGATGGCTTTGTTTCGAAAGCTGCATTGAGCAGCGCGAACGTTTCATGCATTTTACCAAACATCATTTCTTCCTTTGTTTTAGATGTTTCCGAGTCGCAGAATGCTATCGGCAGAAACCCAGGAAGAAGAACTCCCTGAGTTTCGGTCGATGTCATCTCCGGACAAAGTAGTGAGCGCCGAAAGCGGCACAGGGTGGGATGATTAGAAGAACGATTGGAGCAAGCATAAGACTCATTGGAAAGTCTCCTCTTTTGGAAGCGGCACGGATTGATGTTTGTCTCGCTCAAGTTCCTCGCCGATAGCCGCGACAACGCAAAGAAGAATGAGAAAGAAAGATAAAGTGATGAATGACATGTGACTATCTCCCGATAGTAAGAGAACGTTCTAATAACTTGCGGTAGCGGCAAGGCTCTCCGGGGCTGGCTCGGAGTTGGCCTTCTTAGGAACGGTAGGAGCTTCTGAACTTGAGAAGTCCAGACCGAAGAAAGGTTCGAAACTCCAGACGCAAAAAGGCCCCAAGGCGGAAAACCTCGGGGCCCTAAGTCGAGAAGCTACGGTCTAAGCTTGACCGGATTCCTCAAGTGCTTTCTTTCGGGCTTGCTCGGCACGCTTGACAGCTTGTGCTTTCTCAAGTTGGAGAGCCTGAAGAGTCCACGCCTCAAGTGTAGCCGCATCAACTTCCCATTCCTCGACAAGTGGTTCAAGCAGTAGGGAGACGTCAATCTTCCCAGCGGTTAGAGACTCACCATCTTCCGAGAGTTTAATGAACGCGCCCCAATCCCGGGATGCTGCATACTTTCCGTGTTTCACACGCAGAGCACGCGCGGCTAACTCTTCCGCACCATAGGTCCCCATTTCTTCCTGAACCATAGCGTCTTGAATGTCTGGGACGTGTTTAGCACCTGCGGCAATGTTGACCAAAGCCAGAACAGTGTCTCCCTTTTTGGCGTCCTTTGTCAGAATGATAGAGACCACATTCTTTGAAGTCTCTTTCACTTTTGCAGAACGGCTAACACTCAGACATAGAAAAGGACGCGCCGCATTTGAGAGAGGAATGTCCTCAATATTCACGGGAACAGAATCGCCCTTCTCAGTTTTGATTTTAGCGCCCGCTCTTGTCAGAAGAGAGAGAGGAAGGGAAGTGACTCTCCCGTCAAACTCGGTTGAAGTTGGAAGAGTGTTAGCGACTTTCTTTGCTTTCGACATTTTGGTTTTTCCTTTGTTGTCGACTTTCCGGGAATGCTCCCGGGAGCGAGCAAGAAAACACTTTCTTGCCTACGGCAATCATATCACGATATCGGCATGATTACCAAGCGATATCCGCATGAATATCACGCTATCCTCTCACCCTACCAAACGGTAGATAAGGGGCGGGGGATAGGTGAACAGGCGTTCAGGTGAACAGGTGTTCAGTATCCCATGGGGGGTGTGCTTCCTGGTATGGGGGGACTTCCTCAAAAGAAGAAGAAGAACACCGCAGAAAAAAAGAAGCCGGGAACTTCTCTCCGAGGGATGGGGCTGTCTCTCCTCAAGGGTCGCCCACTCACTCGCGAACTCGTGAGGGGCATCCCCTCTCGTCGAGCTTTTGTTTCCGGTTGACCCCCCTCTTTCACGCGCGACCATTTTTGAGGTGTCCATCAACGTCTACCAAGTTATCATCCAGTATGCGAACGGATTCGTGGTTAGAGCTTCTCAGGCTTCCTCAGTTCGGAAGAGATCCTCTTCCCGAGAGAGCAAAGTTCCAGCATGTGCTGTACGCGCTGGGACTATGTCCTCCGGTGATGGAAAGACAGGTCACTGCTCCCCTCCGGGCACACAAGATGATCCTCCAGATCAGGAAGAGGATGTGCTACCTCCCGATCTTTAGGGAAAATGTCTTTAGTAAGACGATGGGTGTCGCGCACAGTGAGTGGACGGATCACGCTGCGCGAGCTTTCAATCTTGAGGAACCGCCTACGCCGTATGAAGTTGCCACCTTCACCCTGGGCCAAAGAGCCGGAAATGCACCCCCAAGGAGATTTTTCCAAGGGATCGCGACGAGAGCACCGAAGATCCATACGAGCGCGTTCCAGTGGTGGTTGATGGGATTGGGGGATGAGGTTTTGGAGGAGTTGGTGCCCGGATGGGAGGGTGCGAGGAGCGAGTTCATAAAGACGCTGATGGGCACTTCTTCCTTTGCAATGTGGGCACTCGGGACCAACCTGATGCCAATCGTAAGGACACGGGCGCACGCCAGGGCACTTTTGACGGAAGACACGCGCTTTAGGAAAGTGCGGAGGGAGTTGTACGATACGACTTATGTGCAGACGCTCTTAAAGTTAGGAAAGCGTCCCCACCCGGTTCCTCGCAATCTTCCTGCGCTCTCTCCGGTGTTTAGGACGAAAGAGGAAAAAGAGGAGTACCATGAGAGTCTCTCGGAAAGAAAGAAGAGGCATCGAAGAGGTTCTCAAGGGAATGTGTGGTGGAATGTGATAGGAATAGAGAAGTATCCAACTCGGCAAGAACGCAAGAAGATGCGACAAGAAGGGTGGGGTTTTGAATATGAAGGGAGACTAAAACTATGAACGATGAAGATACTCCTAACCCTGGGCTTGAAGAGGCCGAAAAAGAAGCAGTGAAAACCCAGGTTGAAACTGCATTATCGAAGATTACATCTGTTCCAGACGACAATCAAAGCCTACTAAGTCCAGAAGCTTTAGAAGAACTACGGATTCAGGCGCTGGTAAATGAAGAGACCCTGCCTGCTACTTTTCTCGCGAAGGCTGCCCCCCATCTTCATAGTACGAATGGAGTAGTCGATTTCGCGACGACTGTATGTTTAGCGGTTGCGCGAGGAGAAATCAAGTCTGGACAATCGGCAGAGCTACGAAAATGGGCCGAACTTATGTACACTTGCATCGTGGCAAACGGTCCCAAGAATCAACAGAACGTCCAAGTCAACTATGTTGAGCAACTCATTCAACTCGCTGGGGGAGAAGAAGCTATGCAGCCAGAAGTCCTGGACGTTAGAGATGCCATAGTAAAACCCCGCAAGAAAGCTCAAGGAGAGTAAGAATGGCTGACGATTCGTTTAAAGCAAAGAAAATCCTGACTCCGAGTGAACAGCGTTGGTTTTCGATGATCTCAGAAAGTGCGCCAGACAGGGCAGAGCTTCACGAAGCTGGAATGCACTTGAGCCGAGATGGTAGAACTCTCTACATTAAAGATGAGGATCAGGCGTTTAAATACATAGATGAAACTATACTTAGCGAATCTCGCCCATCAGGCCCTGGAGTAAGAACCCTCCCGCCCAGCTTTTCGGCAGCTCAGTTCAAAGGGCATTTTATCGGCAAGACTGTTGAGATCCCGCCCGGTGAGACCATTGACCTTGCCTATCCCTCAGAAGCCCCAAGGAGAGTAAGAATGGCTGATAAGACCCCAACGGCCCGTGAACTTCGAATTGCTCAGATGAAACGCAAGCTCGATGAGGCCATTAAAAATCTCAGCGCTCCTCCAGCGCGAGAACCACCGAAATCTCCCCATCTACGCCCTCCGACTCTCAGCGTAAACTCCTTGGGGATTGACGGTCTGGGGCGGGCTCATCAGCAGTTTGATAAATATGGCATGTACATGGATGAGGCGGATCAATTAGCCTTCCGAGCAAAACTCGATGAGGCATATGGCCTCGTTACTGATGAGATGATCAAAAAAGTCGGAGAACAAAAAGCCCGAGCGCGGGCAAAGACCGGCCCAGACTCAGCAACAGAAAAATGGCTCCGAATGGTCGAAAAAAGACGAGGAGCGCCCGCTGACGCACCCGGAGCCGCTGGGGTATTCGAACGACAACGACGGAAACCGACTCCGGAAAGCGCGGCTCGAAGAGCCCTGGTAAAGAAGGAAATTGAAGACGCTCGGAGAGCATCAAGTCTTAATCTGGATATGTTCAAAGCGACTGAATTGCTTCCTCTTAGGCAAGAGTTTATCGAAATTAAGATGCGGAATCCCGAGTTGAGGAAGCTTGGGAGGTCTAAGTGGCTTGAATTTCTCACTGATCCGGAAAAGAGGAATGCTTTCCAAGGTGGTCCTGAGTTTAAAGAAGCTCTAAGACTTTTCGCAGAGAAGGAAAAGGCGGTCCGGACCTACAGGGCCATGCAGGCGGATGCGACCCGAAGGATAGTAGACCTCGAAGAGAAGTTGACTTTACCTCCTACAGGGAAAGGAGGCTCTGCCCCGAAAACAAGAAAGGACCTCCGGGAAGGAGCGGCTGCCCGAGCGCTTGATGTAGATCGCTCTCGTAAGAAGATGGGGACTGGTTGGATTTCTTCAACTCCAAAAGTACCCCCTTCCTTCACGAAATTCATAACCACAGGAGGCGGGAGAAGAGACCCACTGGGGGACGCACATATAGATAAATTAGAGTGGCGACTTAATAGGGCCGTCTCAGATCTCCTAACTCCGGCACAGTGGGGAGAAGACATGGGGATCGAAAATATTCGAAACCTGAGAGGAGAGTTAGATGCTGCCCTCGCCGATGGTCTTGTGTCTCAAGAGGACCATGCCCTTCTCCAAAAAAAGGTCGGTGAGGCAGAAAATCTCATTACTCCTGATATGGAGAAGAGAGTAGGAGAGCGCCAAGCTCGACGGATCGAAAAAGCAGAAAAAAGACTCGCAGCCGCCGAAGAACAACTGTCATCAGCAACACCGGGGACTCCAGAACACTCGAAAGCTGCTAAGAGGCTTGACGCCGCTAAGAAGCACTTAAAGGTACTCGGGAGGCTCGCGGGAACTGCGGCTGGAGTTTACGAAGCGAATCTCCTCGCGAAGGACATAAAGGATCATGGTGTCCTGAAGGGTACTGGAGCATATCTCGCGAAAGGTATCGAAGGGACCGGAGAGTTGGCTCAACTGCCCGAGAAGGCGACTGGGCACATCAAAAAAAGGTGGGAAGATATGGGATATACCGGCGACTCCCTGGGCACACTACCACCCTCCGGCGTGAGTGCCGCAGACACAGTAGCGGAGTATGTCGGCAAAGCTGGAAGGGGGCTTGAGTGGACCGGAGATAAAATACTGAAAGGTCTCGGAATCCGAGGAGAGAAGCCCCTGTCGGGACGAGAGCTTATGATGAAGGATGATGACGATGAACTCGAAGACTTGGAACTTCTGTACCCTGAATATGATGATGAGGATGAACCGGAAGTTCCCATCGATGTGGTAGAAGATCGGAATGGGGCCATTCGGGAAGCATCGAAGAGAGCACTTAGGAAGGGACAGAATCTGTGAGCGATAGTCCCTACAAGCAGAAAGCTCCACTCCCTGGACAATCCGTCGATCTCGTTCCGGATGAGAGTCCGATTACGATTGCGGATATGATTCGCCAGGAGGGTGGGAGCATACCCAAAGCGATGACAAGACATCGAAATGGAGCGGCTGAAAAGGCGCTCGCTCCCTCAAAGCCCTCCACTCCTTTCGATTGGGAGAAGCTTAGGACAGAAAGACTTCCCTTCCTGGACAGCTTCGAGAGTGAAGAAGGAGAGGGATCAGACTCTCCCGATGTCCTTGACGGTCTCACCTCAGAGGAGAGATTAGAGCAAGATAGGGAAAAGTTCGGAGAAGTCTTTGACCACAACCGCATCCATAGCATCTCTGTTGGACAAGAATGGCCGAAAGAGAAAAAAGACTGGGCGCACGGTACTTTTGATCAACTGAAAAAAGACGCTCCGGGCGGAGACTGGCAGCTTACTAATGAAGCAGAGGATGGCACCCTAACTTTCATTGACCTGAAAACTGGACAAGAGACAGACTACCGCTGGGACGGAGAAGAATGAGCCAAACCAATGCAGCACAGCTTCTGAATACGCTCCGGTCTCCGGCGCATGCTCTTGCTGCATTTGGAGAAGTTCATGATCAGAAAACGGGACGGTTCGTCAAATACAATCCGACAGCGATTACGGGAAGGCTTCAGTTGGAGGTCCTCGACTATATGTCGAACCCCCCAAGACTCCCCTCGGGAGAGACGATTTTCCTTACCCTTCTGGGCTACCGTCAGGCGGGAAAAAGCCTCACGACAGAATACGCAGCCTACTGTAAAGCAGCTTTCATCCCGGGCTGGGACCACGTTTGCATCGCGGATAACCGAGACCGCGCTGACTACCTCCATAAACGTGTTCACTATTTGCACCAACGGTGGCCGAAAGCTCTCAAATCGCGTTCGATGGCGACCCGAGAAAGCCGACAGCTTACGTTTGACCCCCTACAAGGGGGAAAAATGCGTGTCCTCTCTGCCGAATCGGGAGCGGTTGGTGTTGGTCAGTCTCCTGACTCTTTCCATGCTTCCGAGTGTCATCTTTGGTCAGACTTCAATGGATCAATGTTCCTCATCAACCCGTCACTCATCAATAGGCGAGAGGCGCTTGTAGTCTTTGAGGCCACCCCTTGGGAGCGAAACTGTGCTTGGCATGAGCACTATGTGATGGCAAAAAAGGGTGCGGGTAGGCACAAGGCCGTATTTTTTCCGTTTTGGGACGGAAAACTCAACTCTCGTGCGACTCCAAAGGACTTCCAGCCCACAAATGAAGAGGTTGGTCTCCTAAATCGCTATGGTCCCCAGGGGTTGACTACCGACAATCTCACTTTCCGACGATTCATCATGGATACGGACCCTGAAGTCCGCCGAAATCCCGAAATGTTCGGGGTGATGTACCCGTTTGACGACATCTCGTGTTGGATTGCGTCGGCAAACTCCGCAATTCCCGAACATGCCCTCAAAAAGCACCTTCAGGCCGACCTAAAACCTTGGACCGGGCCATATCAAGAGTATGAAGCCCCCCAAGAAGGCGCAATTTACGCGATTGGAGTCGATCCGAGTGGATACGCGGCCCGAGATCACGCTTCATTCCAGGTTTTGAAGTGTTGGCGCGGAGAATGGACCCAAGTCGCGTGTTTTGCGGAGCATATCGACCCTCTCTCCTTCACAAATCAGCTTGTGAGGACCGCTAAACGCTATAATAAGGCTCTGATCTGTGTTGAGTCGAATGGTGTCGGTCAATCGGTTTTGGCCCTGTTAGATGACCGAGATTACCCGAATCTGTACTATGAAGCGAAGTTCAAGGCCGGTTTTACCACTACATCCAAGTCTCTTGACCAAGCAACCGGGTGGGTAATCGATGCATTGATGGATGAACTGGTTTTGAACGACCGAGATCTTCTTCAACAGCTACAGACCTACAAAAACGACAAACGCACCGAGGAATCTGCTGCTGCGGAGATTCTTAGAGGGTCTTCCAGCAATCGACGTCGGGATCGGCACCACTGGGATAAAGTTTCTGCTCTGATGATGGCTGTCGTGGGTGCTCGCTATCTCCCGGTTCGAGACAAACCTGGGACGCGACGAGAAGAAACGAATGTGCTCATGTTCACTGGGATGAGTTACGATGATCAAGAGAGGTATCGGAAGAAACTCTCAGAAGACAAAGTACCGGCCAGATCTCGCCCAACCTATCGATCTGTCCGGAAGAGGAGAAAGTAGTGGTTACCCCTGAAATCTATCGAGATCCGACGAAAGACTTGGCAGTCGTTGAACTCGCCCCGGGCCTAAAACTCACGGTTCCCATGAGTTTTTTCGCGAAGTATGGGACACTCCAGATGGACTTAGAAGAAGTGACTCCAGTCTTGGAGGAGCTTTATTCTTTGATCACTCTTGTTCCTGTTCAGGGGAATCCTGGAGTAACTTTGAAGGAGGCACTGAAATTCGATGGCTCAAGATGAAATTCCTCCTTTCGAGAAACCCGATGAACTGACATCGGAAGATGCCCTCTCCCGACTTCGCAAATATGCTTTGGGAGAGATTCAAAAAAGAACAAGAGAGGCAATGCGACCCTCTCAAATAGAAGTGAGCGAGGGGGCCATTCCCCAACCGAATCCACTTCCCGAAGGAGACATTGAGGTAGAAGATCCCTTCGAGAGTCCTTATGAATACTTCGAGGATGAAGCCTAATGCTGACAAAGAAACAAATCATCGGCTTGATTGACACTCACAAGAGTCGATCACATATCGATCAACACGAGTGGGACAAGGTCCGCGCGTGGTACACCAGCCATGCGAATGAGATGGCCACTGACATTCCCCAAGGAGCGTCGGGGCCAAGCTCTGTCTCTGAAGATCTCAGCATGGAGACAAACTATCCATATGCTTTCGTGGATACGATGGTCGCCAACATCTGTCCAAACAATCCTGAAGTTACGGTGAATGCACGTCGGCGGAATCTTCACGAGCCTGCGAAGTATCGAGAAGCTCTCATCAATGACACCTTCCGCCGTTCTGGGCTTCACCGCATTCTTTGGCGAGCATCCACGATGGCGAGTGTCTATCCTCGATCATTCGTAAAGGCTGTTTGGAACTGGCGTAAGCGTTCTCCAGATTTTCTGGTCGTCGATCTTCGACACGTTTGGTTTGATCTTACCGCAGAGAGGTGGGAAGACATCCGGTACTTGATCGAGGTAACGGTCCTCACTCGTGAGGATTTCAATGCTCGCATCAAAGGAAAGGGAGACAAAGCAGATCGAGCCTATGATCCGAAAGTCGCAGAAAAGGCTACCTTTGGCGGGTATCCTGAGTGGCTTCGAGATCGCTTGAAAGATCAGACCATCATGAACGATTCCTCTAAGGAAGTGTTTGAGTGGGTCACGGTCTATGAGGTTTATGATTTCACAGGAGAGGGGCGGTACTACCACTACATTGAGGAAGAAGAGAATCCGCTTTTCGCAGGAGAGCTTCCTTATCGGTTCTGTCGGAATCCTTTCTACCGACTTAGTTTCAACGATAATCTTCAGGATATTGGGGGGTTGAGTGATGTCACTCTGATCCAGCCGATCCTTGAGCGGTTGAACGAGTTGGACACGCTGATGCTTTGGTTCGCCCAAACATCGATCCCAATCACCATGCTCAACTCCGGGCTGGTAGACAATCCTGAACACATTCGAAGCCAACTACGGAACGCCACATCCCCGGGCTCAATCGTAGAGGTTGCAGGAAAAGCGAATGCCTCGATCCAAGACATCATCGGGCACACTCAAACGCCAGGACTTTCCCCAGAGTTCATCGCAACCCGAGACCGATGCATCCAAATCATTGAATTTATCTTGGGTATTCCGCAATACTCTCGGGGAGTTGTCGGTGTATCTGACGTGGCAACCGAGGTCGCGCTGGCGGATACTGCGACAAGGACTCGCAACGGTCGTCGGCAGAAAGAAGTCTACGACTTGATCGGATGGCAATCCCAGACAATCATCGGACTCTATGAGGAGTTCCTCGCAGATGATGAGGTTCTTCCGGTTCGAATGTTGCCAGACGCCCAAGTTGTTGAAATCACTCGGGCATCGATGATGGCTCGCGAGCTTCTCTCTGCCCGAGGGGAGGAACCTCTGGAGTATGACTATGAAGCCGTGCCTTACTCTCCGACCGAGAACAACCGGCTGGTGCAACTTCGGAACCTCCAACAATTCTTCCCGCTTCTCCAGCAGAGCCCCCAAGTTGATCAAAACACCTTGGTCCGTAAGCTCGCAGAACTACTACAAATGCAGGATGTCCTCAAGACTACCCAACAGTTGGAGCAAGAAGCGGACGCCGCCGCCCAGGAGGCGCAGGCTGCTCAAGCTAAGTTAGCTCAAGCGCAAGGACAAGCTCAGGGGCAAGATACGATTGCTTCTGGGGCGCTTCCTCCAGGAACGGAGCCTCCTCTTCCTCCCAATCCCGCAGGGTTTGGTCCCGGAGGAGGAGAGGGGAGTCCTCTTACTGGATTCGGAGGAGCACCCTTTGATCTGAACCCAGACATTCCGAGGAATCAATAATGCCCACTTATAATGGAAGATGTGATGAGTGCGGAGAGTTCGAGGACATGATGAAAGCCAGTGAGTACCTCAAGGCTGGAGGTCTTACTTGTCCTTCCTGCAAGAAGTCGGCGACAACCTTGATTCGCACCGCGCCTGCAATCGTTGGCCCTCTTCCCTCTAAAACTTTAGAGATCGACCAGATCGGACAGAACTTTTCTTCTCCAGAAGAGAAGAGAGCTTATTTCAACAAGAGAAAAGACCGGGCAATCGTAAGTAAGAGTGATTCCCGATGGACTGACCACTATGATGCTGTTCGAAATCAAGCAGATCGAACAGCTAAGTCTCAAGGTTTTCGAGACCATGAAGATAAAAAGGGATATTTAACTCGGGAGAAACAGCAGAAAAAGGCTGTGGCTCGCGGGGATAAAAAGATTCAGGTTAGTACTTCGTAACTATTCCCTGGGCAAAATGGCTAAAGTGCCATATCCTTCCCTTGACTATCCTTGACGGCTTAGGTAAAACCTCAACATACTTTGGAGAATTTCATGGCTAAAGAAAAAATGCCCTTTATGGAAGAAGAAGTCATGGAGGAAGAAATTTCTCCGGAAGACGAAGCTCTTGAACTTGAGGGTGAAGGTCCTGATGTAGCAATCGATGTCGATGTCGAAGAAGTCACCGACTTCGCTTCTCCAACAGAAGCTCTTGCGGCTGCAATCGAAGAACATGGTGCGGATGCAGAAGCTTTGATCGCCTGGTTCGATGAGTACGGATATGAACTCGTCAAGAAAGGTGATGAAGGAATGGGAATCGAAGAAGAGCCCATGGAGTTGGATCTCATTGCTATGCGGAATCAAGCAGCCTCGAACGCATTCCCAGGTGAGATGGCGTGAGCGAAGAAGTCCCTTCAACTCCTGTAGCGACTCCGGACTCGGCTGTCGCTGCTCAACCTGAGCCCTCCCAGGCGACAGCAGACTTGAGCGTTCCCACAGGTGGGGCAGCGGCAGTCCCGGCAGGTGCTCCTGCGGTGACTTCTGCTGACGATCCGTGGCCTACAGTTGAATGGGACTCTTGGAATGGAAGCGTAGACACTCTTCCTGAGCAGTACCACGAGACAGTCCGAGGAGTTCGTGGATACTTCGAGCGGGACTTTTCTGATCGAGCAGAAGAGATCTCAAACCTCCGTTCAATGTATGCAGCAATGCTCAGTGAGGAAGAAGACCCTCGAATCGGTCAACTCACAAATCAGCTTTCTTCTCTACAGGACAAGTATGAGAAAGAGCAGATCCAATATAAAGAACTCCAAGAACGTTTGAGTTCTACTGAGAACCGAGCAGTCGAAGAATATGTGGATCGTTTCTGGAAAGACCATGCGGATCTTTCGGAAGATAAAGAGAAGCTCCAGGTGTTCTCTCAGTTTCTTTTGGAGAAGAATGACTATGGTGGAATGTGGGACGCTTACGTCGCCGCAGAACTCATGGCCTTCCCTCCTGAGATTATTCAGGTCGCCGTCGATGCAAAGAAAGACGGAGTTTCCGACCAATATGCACTCAAGTTAGCGAAGGCACGCGCAGAGCTTGAAGAAGTCAGAGCCCAACCAACCGGCCCTTCTCCTGAAGAGGTCGCAGCCGCTCAAGCGAAAGCACAGGCGGAAGCAAAGGCTAAAGCTCCTCGAACGGGAGCAAAGATCACGAATGGCGCTACTCGATCTTCCCGACCTCAAGTCGCGAAGAAATCGGTGAACGACGCGGATTCGTTAGACGAAATGAGACTTCTTGCTGCTCGTCGTGCATTTTCTGTGCATGGTGGGGGCAGGAGATAGCGAGGGATTTCCCTCAAACCCCGTCACCCTAAGAGGAAATAGAAGATGGCAATTAGTCCTGATGTAGTCGCAACCGCACTACAGGATCTTGCTCCTGGGTACTCGGAATTGTTCTCCCTTTGGCACCCCCTCATGGAACGGGTTGTGAAACGGGGCAACGTAGACCGAGCTACTCTGAAAGGTCCATATCGTGAGTTCGTGGTTGTTTCCGGTGGTCCCGGAACCGTCACGCAGGTCCTTACCGGATCTGAAATCGTCGCAGGCGGTCGTACCCAATCGGCTCAACGCGGTAACTCCTACGCTCCACGTTTGATTTATGCGTTTGACGTTCCTGGCAAGGATCTCGCTGAAGCAAACGGCGAAAACGATCTCGCCAAGATCATCAAAGCCTATCCTGAGTTGGCGCTGTCCGATTTCCACGAGCGGATCTCGAACCAGCTTGCTTCCGGAAACGGCGTTGGTGTCAACGGCTTCTTGACCTTGAACGGTTCTGCGGGTGTTACCTACAACCCCCAAGGAACTGCTCGCACAGGAGCTTTCGAGTTCTTGAACCAAGCTGCTCAAGTTGCTGGTGGTAGTACGGTCTTTGGACTGAACAAGGCGACTACCGCAGGTTGGTACAACCAATATGGACAGATTGCTTCCTTTGCGACCGATGGTCGTCAAACGATGCGTCAGGTCTACTACGCTGCAAGTCGTCAAGGCTCTAAGGCAAGTGGTCCTGTTGATCTGCTCCTCGGTGATGAGACTTCGTATCTCAACTACATCGACGATCTGGATGATCAGGTTCGCGTGATGCGAGTTGAGGGCGACAAGGCTCCGAAGGCTGTTCGTCAAGGAATCCCCTTCCTTGAAGCAGACTTCTTCCTTGAGCAGTCCATCAACCTTGGTCAGTTCGCTACTGGTGGATCGAACAACGGTGTTATCTACATGCTCAAGACTGACACTTGGCA